GCTCAGCGTGGAGACGCCATGCGGCTACGGGCTGGTGGCAAGACCGTCCACGAGGTATACTGATAGGGAGTATTGCGAGTTTAGCCGGTGAATGCTGGCCCTTCCTTCTACTAAGGGCTAGCCCCCCTCGGGGGGCAGCCTTTGCCAACCAGGTCCAGCGGTTTCCGGCGAAAGAGGGGGGCGCTAGGTCCGGGGATGGAGAGCAAGTAGCCTTCGGGTGAAAATGCTTGAGCCTCCGGCCACGCCCCCCTAATTTTGCCTATGAAGAAGAAGGCCAGGAAGACGCTTGTCGTTATCGCTGCCGTCCTCCTTCCCGGAGGGCTGATCGCCCTTGCCGTATGGGGCATAGCAAGGCACCTCAGGAAGTAATCCCCCGATGTATAGTAGGCACGGAGGCACTCATGGAGCCAGGGGAGTTCGGGCTTGATTCCTTCAAGGGCGAGGTCCTGAGGGTGCAGTGCTCGTACCATGACGGGCTCGGCCGCTGCGGCTCGCAGGTCGGCAAGCTGTGCCCCAAGTGCGGCTGGCCAGAGGGTCGCCGCCAGGGTGAGGGAGTTCATCAGGACCGACCACGCCCGCAAACACACTCTGTAACAAAACCCCCTTTTAAGGGGGGTTTTGATGCAAGGAATATCTGTCATGGAGGCCCGATGAAGAAGAGAGGCAGGCCGAGGAAGTGGTTCACATGGACCCTGGAGGTAAAGGTTGACCGGTCGTGGGTCGCTGACGGGTTCGACATCAAGAACGCCGAGCAGGCCCACGAGCACTTTGCCAGCATACTCCCCTATGCCTTCGGCGACGAGTTCAAGGCACGGGTGGTATCAAGGCCCCCCCGCACCGAAATCCGCAAGGCACAGGGGTACAAGCGATGAAGACGCCTATCGACGACACCTGCAAGGGCTACCCTATCCAGCCCGAGCATATCGACACCTCGGGGCACTTCTGGTCCGCCTTCGACCACAACGAGACGGAGATATCCGCCAACTATATCGTCCGCCTATGCCAGAAGAACGGGGGATGGAAGCCGTTCTCCTTCTCGGACATCAACAACCTCTACAAGGGCAACAAGAACGCCGAGGTCCTGGACTACGCCTTCAACAACCTGCGCTGCTTCACGTGCCTCCGCCGTGGCACCCCCGTGGCAGAGGCAGAGGGCCAGCAGTACGTGCAGGCAGGTGCCGACGGCCTGATGCGGGTCACGCACGAGTTCATCACCGCCTGCTTCACGTCGTCCCCGAGCAAGGGCCTGCTGAAGGGAGAATAGGCACATGGGCGGCAGGAGGCTGAAGAAGGCAAGCCGTACCGAGATTGACCAGTTCATAGCCCGCCTCACCCTCCTCAAGGAGGAGGCCATGCGCATCGGCATGTACAGGACCGGGCAAAAGCTGGAGGAGCCCATCAGGCAGGCCGGCTGGGAGCTGGCCGACCTCATAGAGCACGGCGACATCGAGCAAACCCCTAAAACATAGTATTCTCCCTAGGAGGCAACCGATGAGCATCCTAGAGGACATAACCGCCGAGAGGGCATACCAGGAGAAGAGCTGGGGCACGGCCTTCGACGACAGGAACACCCTGAACGACTGGGTGGCATACGCCGCCATCTACCTTGGCCGGGCGGCATCCATGAAGGCCACCCCGGCAGAGCAGAGGGAGGGCATACTCAAGACGGCCACCATCCTGATAGCGGCGGTAGAGGCCTTCGACCGCAACAAGGGCTTCCCGCCCAGGCACTACGACCCGGAGAACCCGCAGATGACGGTGCCGGCCGACCCGAGCAGGAGCCGGGCAAGATGAGGGCTGGCACCAAGAGCCTGCTGTTCGGCGAGCACCAGTTCCTCATCCACCCCCTGTACGTGGCCCTGGCGTGGAGGAGCATGTTCGGCTTCCCACGGGACCTTAGGCTGTGGCTCTGCTTCCTGGTACATGACTGGGGCTACTGGGGTAAGGAGGACATGGACGGGGAGAGCGGGAGGAAGCATCCCTGGCCGGGGGCAGTGCTGGCCCACCGCCTGCTGGACAGGGGCCCTGGCATATCCTATGCCTGGATGGACTTCTGCCTCTACCATTCCCGCTATATCGCCGAGAAGGGCATGATATTCGAGCGCCCGGTCTCCCGCCTGGCCCTCGCCGACAAGATGTCGTTCGTCATGATGCCCTGGTGGGTGTACCTCCCCCTAGCATGGCTGTCCGGCTCCCTCAGGGAGTACATGGACAACGGCAGGGGGATGGGGGAGCCCACGGTAGGGTACAGGGAATGGCACAGGGCGCTGTGCAGCAAGACCCTGGAGTGGGTAGTCTGTACCCTACAGCGCCCCGCTGCCAGCGACTACGGCGAGGGGCGGTACTGGAGCTGGAAGAAGAAGGGCAGCGATGGCAGTATGGCCTCTGACTAAGGCCGCCAGGGAGAGGCTCTGGAGGGAGTTCCTGGAGCGCCTGGAGAGGCTCAGGCACCAGGGCAAGCGGCCTCCCATCAGGCGGAGGTGGCACTCCAGGTGGCACTGATATGCACTATGAGGTCCCAGGGGCAGGCTACTACGACAAGGCCCACAACGATGCCGACAAGCAGGCAAACACCGACCTTATACGGCAGCTCCTATACTTCAACCTGGGGCACCCGAGGGGCGATAACCTGTGGGTGCTGCTAGGCAATGACTTTGTCCTTCACCCCCTCGGGCGGGACGGCCTGAGGGACGCAACGAACCTCCTCCTGGGCAGGGCACCGAGGAACATGGCCTGCGGGTGGGTGCTGCGCATCCTCTACAGGCTCCTGACGGTCAGGGTAAGCTCGTTCCTGCGCAACATGCTATGGGCCCTCCGGCAGTATTCTAAACCATGACCAGCCAGTTCGACTACAGCTTCCTGAACGAGGAGCAGCTAAGGGCGGTCGCCCACCCTATCGGCAGGCCTGCCTGCCTTATCGCCGGGGCGGGGTCCGGCAAGACCGCCACCATCACGGCCAGGGTAGCCTGGCTGATGGAGAACAGCGTCCTCCCCTTCCGCATCTGCTGCATTACCTTCACCAACAAGGCGGCCGGCGAGATAGCCCGCAGGGTAGGGCTGTCGGAGGCCAGCCCTGCGGGGTCGGACATACCCCATATCTCCACCATCCACTCCCTGGCGCTCAGCGCCATCCGCAAGGACCCCGAGGGCTTCGGCTTCGACGGCAGGGTCACGCCCATGGACGACTACGACCAGGCGCAGATGTGCAAGAAGCTCATCGAGCGCATGCCCCAGGAGATGGGCGTGGAGATGAACGCCTACCGCTTCCTGGAGAAGCTCGGCTACCACCGTGCCCGTGGGGTGGGGTTCTCGGACGGCTATACGGAGGACGTCCACGAGGAGGCGCTGGAGCACCACAAGGGGTACCATGCCCTGGACGACTGGGAGGTAAGGCTCTGGAGGCTGTTCGAGGAGGAGAAGCGGAAGTGCGGCACGGTTGACTTCGACGACATGATTCACCTGGTGGTCCGCCGTGGGGAGGGGGAGGACAACTGGCGGGCGGCCTTGCAGAAGCGCTTCCACCACGTCCTCCAGGACGAGAGCCAGGACACCAGCCCCGTGCAGTGGAGGCTCGTCAACCTCCTGCTGGCGGACGGCAACCCTAACCTCTACTGCGTCGGCGACCTGGCGCAGAGCATCTATGCCTTCCAGGGGGCGGAGCCACGCCTGCTCAAGGAGTTCAGCGAGGGCTGGCGGGGGCACGTGCCGGACCTCTACCGCATCTCCCGCAACCACCGCAGCCTGCCCTCCATCATCCGGCTGAGCAACAAGATTAACGCCGCCATGACGGAGGTCATCCCGCTCAAGATGATGCCATTCCGGGGCCTCGTCCCCGGCGGGGAGGAGGCGCAGCCGGGGCTGACCAGGATAATCAAGTCCAGCATGCCGGCCGACATAGCCGCCGTCATCGCCAAGGAGATACAGCACGACAGCCAGCTCAAGAAGGCCCCCATAGCCTACAAGGACAACGCTATCCTGGTGCGCAGCGCCATCCAGGTAAGGGACATCGAGGGGGCGCTGGTACGGCTCCGCATCCCCTACATAGTCCGGGGCGGCAGGGGGCTCCTCCAGACGGAGGAGGTCAAGGACATCCTCTCCTACTTCCGGCTGGCCGTCAACCACAAGGACTTCCCGGCCTTCGTGCGTGCCGTAGGGGTGCCGAAGAGGGGCATCGGGGACGTGGCCATCGAGAGGCTGCGCCAGAGGGCCAGCGAGGAGCACGGCGGCGACCTGGTCGAGGCATGCACCTCCCTGGACAAGCTGGACGTGTTCTACAGCAGCATATCCCAGGCCACGGCCATGCTGGACGACCCTGCCGGGGCCATGGAGGCGCTGGTACGGCTGTTCGGGTACAAGGACTACATCTCCGCCAAGTACCGCCGCGAGGAGAGCAAGGCTAAGGCCAAGCACGAGAACATAGACCGCTTCCTCCTCCTGGTGCGGTCCCTCGCGGACGACGGCAAGACCTCCGAGGACCTGGTGTTCCACCTTGCCATGGACAGGCCCTCCGACGACGGGGAAGAGGAGGAAAAGGGGGAGGTTACCGTCTCCACCATCCACAGTGCCAAGGGGCTGGAATGGCAGCGGGTGTATATTACCAATGTGACAGAGGGCTCGCTGCCCCACAGGTTCAGCATGGGGAGCCCCTCCGAGGTAGAGGAGGAGCGGCGGCTGTTCTATGTCGCCTGCACGAGGGCAAAGGACAGCCTTGCCCTATGCGTGCATTCCCTGGAGCCCCGTGGCCCCAACACCCTGTCGGTATCGCCTAGCAGGTTCCTGGGAGAGGTAGGGATAAGGGCATGAACAGGAAGGCAGCAGAGCAGTGGACCGAGTTCTGGGAGCTGGTGATTGTCAGCCGCCGCGAGAACCTCCATTACCCCGAGTACAACAACGAGTCCTTCCGCCAGGCGTTTACGAGCGAGGGGATAGCCAAGGACCGGGCCGAGGAGGACAACGAGTTCAGGCTCAGGGGCATAAAGAGGGAGGACGCGCCGGGCGGCCCTATCAAGTGGAAGAGCGACCACCACGGCGGGGTCAGGAGCACCGAGAGCCCCAACGGCGAGGCGGACTACTACGTGTTCCCCCGGACTATATTCCCGAGGATGGACATCCCGCTGAGGGAGGGGTCATGATAAAGGACACGGTCCCCTGCTACGTGTGCGGGGGCACCAGGGAGGTTGACCCGCAGACGGGCGAGCCGCTCGACTGCGACGTGTGCGGGCCGAGGCTGTGCGAGGGATGCGAGGCGGGCAACCACTTCCAGTGCGTGGGCCACTACTGCGAGTGCAAGGAATGCAGGGCCAATGCAGGCAAGCATATAGTGTGCCCGCCCTGCACGGAGGACAGGCATGACGGGTGCCTCGGGCACGGCTGCCACTGCAAGCACTTCAGGTGGCACGACCCCGACTGCCCCGAGTGCCAGGAGGCGATGAAGGACTGCATCTGCGGCAGGATGCACTGGATGCTGAACGGCACCAGGAACGCCAAGTGGGAGTGGGACTGCCCGGTCCACGGCAGCACGAAGGTAGACAAGAAGGAGAGGGAGTACCACGAGCATGAACCTGCGGCCCTGGACGGGTGTATACTAAGGGGGGAGGAGATACATGTCGGCATTCTCTAAGAGGTTCCCAGGGATGGCGGTCGGCGAGTACAGGGAGATTGGCACCCCCTGGCATGCCGCCAGGACCCTTCCTGACAGCCTGTCCGTAAGGACCTTCGTGACCCCCTCCCATACCTTCCCTGACGAGGGCTACTACCTCCAGGCGGTGAAGGGCAAGAGGGCGGGATGGGGAAACGGCTCCGCCGTCATCATGTGCAACTGCATCGACGCCACGCTCAAGTTCGGCTCCGTCCTGACCGGCATCAAGGCCCCCTGCAAGCATGCCCAGGGGCTCAGGGCCCTGCTCGGCAGGGGGTATGCCTATGCCAAGGCAGAGGACTAGAATCCCGCCGCAGGCCCGTGATTCCAGTGTATACTTAGTGTGAAGGGGGCAGGCAAGGCGCTCCCGAGAGATTATGGCCTCCGCACTGACGAGGCCAGAGGAGATTACAAATGAATAGGAACGGGCTTGAGGAGCGGGAGACTGCCCGCCTGGTGTGGGACTATTTCCGGCTGATGCTGCCTACGACCAAGGACAGGCTGCTGGAGAGGTACAAGGAGGCAAGTGATCGCCTTCGCCCCGGTGCCTCCAGGAAGGTACGGCTGGTGACCAACGGCGTGGAGGAGGTCATCGAGGTCAAGTTCGGCTCTAACACCAAGGGCGAGTTCCTGACGATGAAGGACTTCTACCACGAGCTTATGAAGGCCAGCCCTGTATGGGCGTTCATCGGCGCTGACCTGCCGAGCAATCCTCCACGGCAGAAGCGCCCCGGCAGGGGAAGGTTCAACCCGAACCGCAGGCCCCGCTAGCTCTCTGGCAGGGCATGCGGAGTAGCTGACTGTATCCAGGCATGGCCAGCGAAATCTGAGCCATGCCCTGCCAGGAGACTTACTATGAGAGAGGCACGCTTCGATACGGTCCTGCCCACCGACTGGACAGGCAGCAAGGCGCTAGGGGTGTTCCTCGGCCAGGACTTCTGCGCCGAGCACGAGTGGGGCATAAGGGGCGTCCAGGAGCACTTCGGCATCTCCAAGAACACCCGTGCCCTGGGCGTCAACAGGCGCAGGATACGGCAGGTCCCCAAGAGCCTCATGTGGGTCAGGCGAGGCATCCGGGAGGGAATCCTTCTTCCCGAGACATTCGAGCTACACTACGAGGGCCCGGTCAAGGCCGTGTCCTTCTACTGGCGCACCCTCTACCTCCCCACGGCCAAGGGGCTCAAGGCGGCGTGGGACGAGGGCTCCTTCATCGTGACCTCCAACCGCAAGAAGGAAGTCAGGCTCCTGCGCCAGGTCTATGACGCTATCAGGAGGAAGGACGCCGCCGTGGGCATCTTCAGCCCGCACGGGCTTAACCCCTTCGGCGGGCAGGGCCTAGGGATTGCCATCGTCAGCCGCATGGACAAGGATACGCTCAAGGGCTGGAAGGATGCCGACCGGGAGCAGCAGTTCCTCCAGAAGGCCAAGAGGGACAGCGGCATCGTAGACATACTCCGCAAGGCAGGCAAGAGGTTCTTCGACGTCTCCCCCAGGCTTGAGAAGGACGGGACCATCGTCTACTGGCTCAACCCCTGGGACGAGGGCCATGCTAAGGCGGGGTGGTACTCCCTCCAGGACCTCAAGGACTGGGCAGAGGGCAAGGGGAAGGTGGTACAGCCCCCTCCCCCTCCCCCTGAGCCTGAGCCCGAGCAGCCGGAGGAATGGGGAGACGAAACTAGCACTCCCGGTGCCAGCATCCCTGGCTCGGAGCTACCGCCCATCCCGCCCCCCGAGCCCGAGCCCGAGCTGCCGGAGGAGCAGGGGGACGAGACCAGCACTCCCGGCGCTGGTATCCCTGGCTCGGAGCCCTTCCAGGAGATGCTAGGGGAGGAGCCGAAGTGCGACGACGGGGTTCAGCAATGAGGGACAAGAAGCGGTTCATGCACGAGCTGGCCGTGTTCCTGGTGGCCGAGCAGGCCTCTGACAGCATCGGGCTCCAGCTAGGTAGGCCCTTTGCCAAGCGCTGGGCCGCCCTCCGCAGTGCTACCCCCCTCTTCGGCTACCCGACCGTGGAGGAGGCAGAGAAGGTGCTGTCGGGATGGCTGCTCGGGGAGGGCAAATGAAGCTCATCAAGGTCGAGTTCAATGACGGCAAGACAGTAAGCCTGGACGTTGCCGAGTTCGGCTTGGGGGCAGGGGTTAAAGTAAGCAGCCAGATGGAAGAGGTCGGCTCCGGGGGCGGCAGCGTCCTCGACCGGCTTGCCTCCCTCCACGGCGGCGTCAAGGACATAACCGGGGGATAACATGTACCTTGCACTGCTCCTGCTGCTCCCGCTTATCCTGTGCTTCCTGGCGAAGTACGTCTTCTGGAAGGACAGCTTCGGGTGGGCACCCTTCCTTATCGCCATAGGGGCCTGCGCCCTTACCGTCCTGGGCGGGCTTGCCATCGAGTTCTACGGGGTGACCTCCGACACGGAGGTATGGTCCGGCACCGTCACGGGCAGGCAGCGCAACGAGGTGTCCTGCTCCCACTCCTACCCCTGCAACTGCCACGAGGTATGCACCGAGGACTCCAACGGGCACGAGAGCTGCACGGAGCACTGCGACACCTGCTACGAGCACCCCTTTGACGTGGACTGGGACGTCTACTTCTCCACCGGCAAGGTGATAAGCATAGCCAGGGAGGACCGCCAGGGGCTCATAGAGCCCAAGCGGTGGGACGCCGTCTATACCGGCGAGCCTACCGCCGAGACGCACAGCTTTACCAACTACCTGCTTGCCGCCCCCGGCAACGTCATGCTGCGGCATGATGCCCCCAAGGGGTTCGAGGCCCTTATCCCCGCATACCCCGACAACATCTACGACTACTACCGGGTCAACCGCTTCCTGGTGATGGGCGGGGTGCCTGTCACGGGCAGGTACGACTGGGAGTGGATTCTTAACAGGCTGAACGCCGAGCTGGGCACGGTCAAGCAGGTGAACGTCATCATCGTCATCGTCCCCACGGCGGACCCCCGCTACGAGTACGCCATCCAGAAGGCCTGGGTCGGGGGGAAGAAGAACGACCTCGTGGTCTGCATCGGCGTCACGAGGTATCCCAAGATCGACTGGTGCCGCATCGTCTCGTGGACCACGGACGAGAGCATCAAGGTCCTGCTGCGGGACGATATCCAGGGCATAGGCAACCTGGACCACCGGGACGATATCATGGGGGCGGTACGCAGGGAGGCCATCGCCCACTTCCACAGGCGGCACATGAAGGACCTCAAGTACCTTGCCGCAGCGCACCAGCCGAGCGGCACGGTGCTGCTTGTCATCCTGATGCTGGAGGTAGCCAACGTGGCGGCAAGCGTCTACGTCTCCTACCGCATGCAGGGGGGCGGCTACCACCGTTACGGCGGATACTACTGATAACAAAGGAGAAGCAAATGAATAGCGAGAGAGGCGCAATATCCGTACTGGCAGTCACGCTGCTGGCCATCCTGGGGGTCGTGCTGTTCCTCGGGGCATCGCTGGTCATCGGCTACATCAGCTTCGGCAACGAGGCCAACCGCTTCGAGAACAGCATCACCGCCGCCTACACCAACAACCAGAACGTCTACGACAACGGGTGGAAGACCGTGGTCGAGAAGGCGCAGGTCCCCGCCGAGTATACCAAGCAGCTAAAGGACCTCTATACCAACGCCATCACCGGGCGCTACGGCCCCACGGGGTCACGGGCCCTCTTCCAGTTCATCAAGGAGCAGAACCCGACACTGGACCCTGGGATGTTCATACAGATTCAGCAGTCCGTGGAGGTCTTCCACAACCAGTTCGCCCAGGCCCAGACGGAGCTGGTGTCCCGGAAGCAGGAGTACCAGAACCTCTACACCGGCACCATGCACGGGCGCTTCTACAACACGATAGCGCACTACCCGCACATCGACATGAGCAAGTACGATATCGTGACGTCGGAGAAGACGCAGACGGACTTCGGCACCAAGAAGGCCGCCCCGCTGAAGGTGTTCTGATGACGTACCTCGTTGACCATTACTCGGACGGGCAGCCGCACCTCATGGAGGTGTCGGAGGCTATCTGGCGTGTCCTCAGGGCGATGGCAGAGAGGTACCCGTCGGACATCATCCTGTCCGACGGCCTTGCGAAGAGAGGGGGGGAGGAGCCGCTGGAACGGCTTGTCCTCCTCCGCAAGGGGTGCCCAGGGGAGGTAGTAATAGAGCTTATGAAGGGGCGCACGGAAACGTGCAATTCCCTGGAGCTGCACAAAGAGGTGCAACCGCTCCACCAGGACGATAGCCTGTTCATAGAGAGGTGGGGATAGTGGGATACGGGATAAACAAGACCAACGAGGAGGGCACGGAGGCCACGCTCCACGGTTATGTCCACTGCGTGGACGGCATGCCGGTATTCAGGGTCAGCTTCGGGGAGCGGGACTCCGACTGGATGGACGTCCCGTCCGGGTGGCTCACCGAGAACCTGGACATACCGGAGTTCGTCGGCGGCATCACGACGGTGGATGTCAGCCTTACCGTAAGGCTAGGGAAGGCCAGGACCAGATACGGGGGGGAGGCAAAGACAGATGAGGAACATCAGGCTTAACACCTGCTCCGGAGGCACGGGCACCTGCTCCAGCAGGGCGGTGCTGACCGCCGAGACAGAGGACGGGCGCACCATCGGCAGGGAGCTGGACTTCAGCAGCGATGCCCTCACCTCGGTGAAGTACGGGGCGTACCTCGTCATCCAAGGGCTGGCAGAGATACAGATGGAGGAGAGGACCGAGCGGCATGAACAAGCCTAGCTACGGCGTCATAGTCGGCAGGTTCCAGTGCCACGAGCTGCACGACGGGCACATGGAGCTGTTCCGCATCGTGCGCGGCCGCCACAGCCGGGTAATCGTGTTCCTGGGCTGCAACAGGGTTGGCCCCACGAGGCACGACCCCCTGGACTTCGAGGTGCGCAAGCGCATGATTCAGGCGAAGTTCCCCGAGTTCACCGTCCTGCCCCTCCGGGACAAGAAGACCGACGAGGAGTGGAGCAGGGAGCTGGACTCCCGCATCTCCGATGCCGTGGGGGAGGTCCCCGCCGAGGTCGTGCTCTACGGGAGCCGGGACTCGTTCGCCCCCTACTACCACGGCACGCACCCTGTCAGGGAGCTGGAGATATTCAACGTCCCCAAGGCGGTCAGCAGCACGGAGGTCCGTGCCACCCTGACCAACACCGTCATGGAGTCCGCCGACTTCCGGGCAGGGGCCATCTACGCCATGGGGCAGCTATGGCCCAGGGTCGTCACCGTGGTGGATATCGCCATCGTCCATGATTGCAGGCTGGGCCTAGGCTCCGATGCCCCAGGGGCCGGGCTGATGCTCCTAGTCGGGAAGAAGCCGGACGACATCCTCTGGCGGTTCCCTGGCGGGCATGCGCTCTTCACCACCGACTCCTTCGAGGCGGACGCCAAGAAGGAGGCCTTCGAGGAGACGGGGCTCGATGTCGATAGCCTGGAGTACATCGGCTCCCGCAGGGTGGATAGCTGGCGCTGGAAGGGCGAGCCCTCCGAGGGCTACAAGACCCTGTTCTTCGTCGCCGAGAGCATGGCGATGGGCGGGCACGGGTCGGACGACCTTTCCGAGACCAAGTGGTTCCGTATCGACGACCTGGCCGAGGAGGACTTCGAGAAGGAGCACAGGCCCCTCTTCAGGATGCTGCTCGGCCATGTCACCAGCAAGTGGGGATACAGCCTGAGGAAGAAGGAGGAGGAGCATGCCACAGCCGTTGAAGGTTAACCCCCTGGACAGGGACGACAGCTACAAGGACTCCCACTGGTTCCAGCTCCCCAAGGACACGGAGCACGTGTACAGCTACCTTGCGTCCCGTGGGGGGTTCTGGAAGCACACCATGTTCTTCGGCCTCCAGTACTACCTGGCGGCCTACCTGGAGGGGAAGGTGTTCGGCCCGGACGACGTCACCGAGGCGGCCGACCATGCCAAGGCGCACTTCGGCCAGGACGGCATCTTCAACCGTAACGGGTGGATGCGCCTCTATGCCAAGCACGGCGGCAGCCTGCCGCTGCGCGTCCGGGCTGTCCCGGAGGGCACCGTCGTCCCCGTCAAGAACGTCCTGATGACCATCGAGAACACGGACCCCGAGTTCCCATGGCTCACCAACTGGGCAGAGACGCTGCTGCTCAAGGTCTGGTACCCTATCACCGTGGCTACCCTATCCTTCGAGATAAGGCAGGCCATCGGGGAGGACCTTGCCCGTACCGGCACCCCCTCCCTGCTGGACTTCAAGCTGCACGACTTCGGCTACAGGGGGGTCTCGTCCGAGGAGACGGCAGCGATAGGCGGTGCCGCCCACCTGGTCAACTTCCTGGGCACCGACACCAAGGCCGCCCTGGCGATGCTGAGGCAGTACTACGACAAGCCGATGGCGGGGTTCAGCATCCCTGCCATGGAGCACAGCACCGTCACTACCTGGGGCGAGGACAACGAGGGGGATGCCTACGAGAACATGCTCAATGCCGTCCCCAAGGGGCTGGTGGCCTGCGTGATAGACAGCTACGATATCTACCGGGCTGTCCGGGAGATATTCGGCGACCGGCTGCGGGAGCACGTGCTGCGCCGTGACGGCGTGGTGGTGCTGCGCCCGGACAGCGGCGAGCCTACCGTCATCCTTGAGGACGTGTTCAACATGGTGGCGGAGAAGTTCGGGTTCGAGACGCACCCCAAGGGCTGGAAGCTGCTGCCCGCGCAGATTAGGTGCATCCAGGGCGACGGCGTCAACTACCAGAACATCCTCCGTATCAACTCGCACCTCACCCGTGCGGGCTGGAGCATGGACAACTGGGGCTACGGGATGGGCGGGGCGCTCCTCCAGCAGCTAAACCGCGACACCCAGCGCTTTGCCCTCAAGTGCTCTGCCGTCCGCAGGAGCGGCTTCTGGGAGGATGTTTACAAGACTACCAAGGCGGACCCGAGCAAGGCCAGCATGGCGGGGCGGTTCGACCTGCTGCGCTACCCTGACGGGGAGCTGGAGACGGTCGAGTCGGATAGCTGGGACCCGCGCAGCCAGCCCGGCTGCACCAACGCCCTGGAGACGGTGTTCGAGGACGGGGCCGTAAAGCGCCACCAGACCCTTGACCAAGTAAGGGAGATTGCACGCACCTATGACCGGTTCAAGGAGGAGGAGCAGTGAAGACAACCATCGAGACAAAGACGGCCGAGCTGACCCTGGAAATCAGGGTCGAGTGCGCGGGGTGCGGGGCGGAGCTGGAGGCCGAGTACACCGAGCGCACCTCCTATGGGAGCCCGGTCAGGACACTCACCGTGGAGGCATGCGAGACATGCCTTGAGAAGGCTGCCTTCGAGGGCAAGCAGGAGGGCGTGGCGGAGGGCAAGGAAGCGGCGGCAGTAGACCTTATATGACGGCACCGGAGCAGGAGCGGGGGCGTGATGACGTAAGTAGGATTGTCCTGGCGTTTGCCTGGACCCTCCTCGGCTTCGTGCTGTTCCTCCGCCTCCAGGGCTGGCTAGGCATAGCCCTGGTATTCGGCCTGGAGACCCTGGGATGGCTCATGGCCTTCAAGCTGCACTCCAGGGCCCACTCTGACGGGCTGCCCATACTCAGGAAGAAGGAGACCGTATGAAACCCACAGTCCTGGCAGTATTTGCATTCCTCCTGCTGTCCCTCGCCCCGGCATGGGCGCAGAACGACGGCGACCAGCTTGTCCAGGTCCCCAAGAAGTATGTCTCGGCGGAGGGCCTCAGCCACTCCCAGGCCCCCAGGGTATCGGACGAGGTCCAGAAGTGGAAGGACATCGGGCAGGGCATAGGAGTGACCTTCAGGGAGGCCCTCAATGCCGCTGTGGACACCGCTGACAAGTTCGGCACCACCAGGGTGGGCATCTTCATCATGGTCATGGTGGCATGGCGGATAGTCGGCAAGGACTTTGCCGGGATGGCTCTCGGCATACCGTTCCTGCTCGCCGGGAGTGCCCTCTTCCTCTACCTGCTGCGCAGGCTGTTCTTCGGTTACCAGGTCCCCAAGAGGGCGGGGCTGTTCACCAGGGAGTACGCGGAGCATGCGCCCTACCACTTCGAGTCGAAGGAGGCACGCATAACGGCGGCGATAGCCGTAGGCCTGGCCTACTGTATCCTTGTCCTCGCCATGCTCATCGTCATATTCCCATGAAGCAGTACCCTGAGATTCCCGGAAGCACGCACGCCCCCCTCGGGGTGCCGTGCATAGCCTTCGAGAAGTACGACGGCTCCAACCTCAGGTGGGAATGGTCGAGGAAGAGGGGCTGGCACAAGTTCGGCACCCGCACGCAGCTATTCGACCGTACGGACCCGCTCTACGGGCAGGCGATACCCATATTCCTCGGCACTATGGGGGACGAGATTGCCCGCCGCTCCAACGACATAGAGCGGGGGGTCCAGAGGGTCATCTGCTTCACGGAGTTCTTCGGCCCCGGCAGCTTCGCGGGCAAGCACGTGCAGGACGAGCCCAAGGAGCTTAGGCTTATCGACATGAACCTCTACAAGCGGGGCCTGATGGACCCCCGCCTGTTCGCCAGGTCCTTCGGCGACCTCCCCTGGTGCGCCAGGGTAGTCTACCAGGGCAACCTTAACCGCCCGCTCATCGAGGACGTGAGGAAGGGCGTGTACCCCGTATGGGAGGGGGTCGTGGCGAAGGGCGACGGCTTCATGGTCAAGATCAAGACCCTTGCCTACCTTGCCCGGCTGAAGGAGGTCTTCGGCGGCCGGGCGGAGGACTTCGGCAAGTACTGGGAGTAACGACGAGCTAGGGAGACGGGAACATGGAGGAGACGCCGCTACAGAGGTACCTGCGCAGGCACCGGGAGATAGAGGAGAGGGGCAAGGCGTACGGGGCAGAGATATCCTCGTCCTTCCTCCAGATATCCCAGGAGCTAAGCGAGGCCCAGAGGACCTGCAAGCATGAGTTCCAGGACTTCCCCTACAAGGACTGCCGGGGGAACGTCATAGGGTCCTTCCAGAAGTGCTCCCTGTGCTCCTACGATGAGCCTGTATCACGTGGCAAGTTCAGGGACGGCCGGAGGGTGGCACCGGAGGTAGGTCCTCTTCTTCACGCAGCAGCCTCTCTGCCCTGAGGAGCCTGCGCCTCTCCTCCAGGCTGAGGTGCTCGCAGCTATAGGCGTCCTGGCCGCACTCCAGGCATCTCCTGGCGGTCTTGACCTCGGGGCAGTCCTTTCCGTCCTTTCCTCGGCGCATCTCTCCCCCCCTTAGCTATAAGACTGCACGAAGCCGGTGACCCCGAAGGCCCTCCCTATCGGAGTGGGGGTCACTGCCGGCCCGTAGCCAGCCACGGCGGTGCTGGTTATCTCCAGCCTGACCAGCCTGGTGACCAGCGGCACGTAGACCTTCCAGTCGGCCATGGCGGCGATGCTCACGCTGTAGACGTACTGGGGGGCGGTGCCGGACAGGTCGCGCTGCGTCCCCCGGTAGGAGCGCCGGGCCTCGAATATGGTCACCCCGTCCGCCTCCATGTCCTCCCGCCTCATCACGAGGAGCTGCTGCTTGAGCAGCTCGCTCAGGTCCGAGGAGGTCTGTAGGTCGTTGGACCGCACGTCCAGGGTAAAGTCGATGTTCTCCTTGGAGCCGTATACCTCGTAGGTCTCGCACGTGTCGGGGGACACGATTATGGCCACCTGGTCCCCTACCACCACGTTGTCCCCTATCGCTACCCTGAGGCCGGGTATGAGCTGCTCGTTGGTGCGGTACTTCCTGCCCTCGACCTCCCCCCGGCCGGTCAGTATCCTTACCTCCCACAGGCACCACTCCCCTGGCAGCAGCAGCCTGGGCAGCGTTATCGTGCCGTTGCTGTCCACCGTCGCGGAGTAGTAGTCGCCGTAGGCGGTATGGATGAACACCTGGTTTTCTGCCAGGGACTCCCCCGGCCTGACGCCTGCCTGCAATATGTCCTCCTGGTTGGTGCCGGGGACATCCAGGGGGTTGGCCTTTACCACTGTCCTGGCCGTGATGGTCATGCCCGCCGGGGTCCACGCGGACAGCTCCACCCAGTGGTTGGAGGCATACCAGGCGTAGTCCTTCCCTAGCTGAAGCTCGTACCCCGTCTGGTCAACGAGGGAGAACGACACCAGGGTGCTCATCTCCTGCGGGGGGCTGGAGCCCGGCACGGGCACCATCCCCTGGGGGATGTTCGCCACCTCGGAGCCCCCTACGGTGCTGGCGATGATGACCTGGTCAACCTCCTGCTGGTACCAGTAGTCCACCAGCGGGACCAGGGGGGCAGGGGGGGAGCCCGCGTACAGGGTAAGCCCGGAGAGGGTGGGGGTAAGAAGGTAGCCTATCCTGGGGGAGAGCAGCAGGTCCACGGGCACCATGGGGCTGCCGGTGACGGTAGGGAAGCTGCCGTCGTTCACGGCGGTCACCAGGGGGGTAGGGGGGCTTCCCCTCCCCTCCACGTAGCCGGACAGCGTGGTGCCGTCTATGCCTGGGGCCAGGTAGACCAGGGAGCCCTGGGCGTTGGTCACCTTCCCCTCCTCCCAGCGGAACTGCTCCATGGTCAGCCTTACCCTGTTGTCCCGGTCGTCCACGGAGTCTACGTTGAGGTAGTAGGTCCCGGCCACGGGGGTCTGCTTGGTACGGTCTATCTCCTGGAGCCACTCTATGAAGGAGCCGTCATGGTGCTCAATCTTGGCGAGTATGGCCCTCCCGTACTGCTTGGTCATGAAGTAGTCGGGGGAGAGGCGGTTGCCTGCCGAGGACACGTCCCTGATGCTGACCTGCGCGTCCTTCCACTGGATGAGGTTGTTGAAGGGGGTGGTTACCTCGCCGAGCGTCTCCCTGAACCGGGGGCTGCGGCTGACGGCATCCTCTATGATGCGGCGTATGTAGGCAATCAGGTTCCCGCCCGTAAGGTCGAGCATGGCTGTCTCCTACTTTAGGGCTGGATAGGCGCTACAGGCAGGCGGCGGCATCCTGGAGCCTGCACGCGGAGATGCCGTACAGCCTGTTCATGGGCGTGTACAGCATGACTGCCACGGCCTCCTCCAGGCTCCCGAGCCTTATGGCCCTCTCAAGCGGCCGTCCGAACGTCTCGAACCCCGGGCCGACCCAGAAGGAGGGCTCCTCGCGGCCCTCGTCCGAGAACGTGACGACCCATGGGTCCTGGTTCCTATGATGCTTTCCCATCTTCTCCCGTCTTCTTTCCGGTCCCGGTCAGCTTATGCCATAGCCACGCTGGCCCGGCCAGCACAGCGATGATGAGCCCGGCTACCACCCCCGAGCCGTACTCCTGCTGGTCGGCCTCCTGGCCGTTGTCCTTCCTTGGGGTACCCATCGCGGCTACCAGCTACTACCCTGCCCTAGCCTCGTGTCGGTCACCTGGTCGATGTCGCCCACGTTCGTCTCCTTGTCCATTATCTTGACGGGCAGGGCGCTGTAGTCAACGCCGGGCGGCGGCGGCGGCACGGTCTGGGTGATAGGCTCAATCCACTGGTGGATAGAGCGCCGGATGTCCCCGATGGACACGAACCAGCTAATCCTCGGGTACCAGCGGTTCTCTATCTGTATCTTGCCTCCACCGTCGTAGTACAGGATGTTCCACTCGCTGCCGTCATGGGCCTGGAACACGGCACCGGGCAGCATGTAGGCGAAGAAAATCTCGTCCCCCTCTATCGGCGACAGGGGGTTGGGGAGCTGCAAGGTGCCGGGGTTGGGCTTGAACTGGGCGAACGTGCTGGTGCGCACGTCGTCCGGGTCCCCCACGATGGCCTGTAGCTCCTGGTCTGGGTTCGGGTGGTCTTCCTCGCACAGCACCCTGGCCGTCTTGGCCAGGTCGGCGGTCAAATCCTTGGCTTCCATTCCCATAGCCGTCCCTCTCTTAGTCTCGGCAACCAAGCTGCCGAGCAGGCCCACGCCTCTCTTATGGGTTGGATAGTCCCTATCCTCGCCATCCTTCCCCCCCTCCGCCTCCTGGATTCTCTCGTCCACGGCATCGTCGTCCAGCGACCTCAGGGCCCAGTTCTTGTCCTCAAGCCGTATCTCCACCACCTGGCCGGGGGACGGCCCTCCCCCCTGGGGTATCTTCCTGGGGTCCCCGTCCGTCAGGATGCACGGCAGGGCGAGCTGGAGGCGGGAGTGGCTGAAGGCGGCCACGCTCCCCCCCGTCTCCTCGAACACCTTCTTGGCCCTCTCCTGGAGCCAGTGGACTATCTTTACCGCCCGGTCGTAGAACTCCCTGTAGGGCCTGCCCCCAGGCGGGGCCTTCTCCATGCCCTGCTGGAGCGCCAGCATCTCCCCCTCGTGGTCCCGCACGTAGTCCCCGGACCACTTCCCCAGGTCCCAGGGGCGCAGGTTGGGGATAAGGTAGAGAGCGGCCCCGGTCGCCCTTGCCACCTCCCTGGCGGTCTCGGCCGCCCTGTCCAGGTCGGACGAGTATATCTCCTTTACATCCAGGCTCTTGAACTTCTTGGCGTCCTCCCTGGCCTCCCTCTTCCCCTCCTCGTCCAGGGGGACGTTGGCCCATCCCCGGATGCGGCTGTCGAGGGAGTCCCCCGTGGTGGTGTTGTAGGGGGTATGCCCGTGCCGCCCGAAGTAGACCGTGGGCTTGCCCTCCCCGGACGCGGTCCGCCTGTGCGTGGAGAAGGCAGTCCTCCTGGCCTCCCTGATGGCCTCCTTTACCCCCCCGAGGGGGGTGCCCCCCCAGTCCATGATAACTCCCTTGCCCTCGTCGAACATATAGGCCATGTCCTCCCAGCCGGGGCCAGCGCTTGCCATGGGCCTCCACCCGTGCCAGAAGACCTCTATATCCCCAGGGGGCACGGGCCTCTCCACGAAGAACTCGCCTGCGTCCCCCCCGCTCCTGGCATCCCCCAGGCTGGGTGCCCCTACCCGCAGGATGACGGGCTGGTATGCCGGGATGGTCCCCCAGGTCTCCAGGTCGTGCCGGAATATAATCTCCCCGAAGTACCAGGCATCCTTCAGGGTGCTGGAGAAGAACACCTTGCCGAGCGAGCCTGCCCCGAGGTCCCCGCCCCAGTTCGTATCCTCCGAGGGCCTTAGCCCCTCCCTCTGGATTCCTGGGATGCGGCTGGCAGGGGTACAGTGGTATAGGTACCTCATGCCCTATGCCTCTATCCTCCCGAAGGTTACCGTCCTGCCGATGGGCACCTCGACCGTGTTCTCCCAGGGCTCGCGTCCGGGCAGGGTCTCCCTGGCATCGAAGAGCGGCTCCCCGTCCCCCCTCGGGTGGTGGGGGTCGAGGCCCTGGTCGGGGTTGTCCCTTACCACAGGGTTGTAGAGCGTGGGCAGGCCCGTGTTGATGGGGATAAGGTAGCGGGTGTCGCCGGGCTTCAGCAGCTCGGTGTCGAAGTCCTGCTGGAGGAGTATCCCCCTGGGCATCTTCGAGGTTACTCCGTGGATAATCAGCCTGTCCCCGTTCCTCCTGACGATGAGGTCTCCGTCCTGCACGATGGGGGTGTTGGTCAGGTAGCTGCGGCTCTCCCTGGCTGCCTTTATGCCCCCTCCCTCGTCCAGCTCGCGCACCAGGGCGGTGTCCGGGGGCACGTACAGGATGTCGTAGGGGCCGTAGTACCCCCCCACTATCCCGACCTCGAAGCACGACTTGCAGCCATGGCGGGGGGCACCGAGGCCGGACTCCGGGCGGGTGCAGCCGCAGGGCTCCCCCCTCGTCCGCCTGAACAGGATGTAGGCCGGCTCCCCTACCTGCTCGAATATCCAGTGGTTGCGCCTTACCATCTCGGCGTACTCCCAGGTCATGCTGTCCACCTCCTGGGTGTTCACTACCCTCGTGCCGGGAGCGCCGGGCGCATGAAGCTCCCCGTGGTCCCCGACAGGCACGATGGTATAGAACTGCCGGACCATGGAGGTATAGATGTCCACGTAGTTCTCCAGGCGCTTGTAGGTCACCTCGAACTTCTGTATCCCGGAGTAGTCCACCACGCTGACATTCTCCGTGTAGACCTGGGCCTGGTCCGAGACCGCCCCTCCCCTCGGGAGGTCGTTGTCGGCCGGCAGGTAGACGGCATAGTCGAGGGGCACCACGGCTATGGGGCGTACCTCCACGGTCTCGTTGGAGGGGGTAGTCAGGACGACCCTGACGTCATCGGGGCTGGTGGCCAGCTTTGGCCGTGCCGCCACGATGTCGGAGTAGGGTGCCTCGGGGAGCCGAAACCTCCACGTGCCCATCGTCCCCCTGTCAATCCAGTCCCCCGGCCTCACCTCGTAGGTCACCTCCTCCAGGGCCGCCTGGTCCCTCCAGAAGTGCCCCTTCCATGCCCCTCCCCGGTTCAGCCTCTTCCAGTTGCTCGGGTAGTCGTGCGCCCTGTAGATATTGTACCCTTTCGTTGCCTCGGGGTCGTCTATCCACCAGAGGTCGCGGCTCCCCACATAGCTGGAGTTAAGGACGAGAATCTCGTTTACCATTGCCCCCTACTGATAAAGGGGCTGGTAGTCCTCCCGCCCGCAGAATCCCGCCAGAGGCGGTGTATCCTGGTGTATACTGTAGGTGGAGGGCAGCATGGACTTCAAAAATAACATGGTCAAGGGCATGGAAGACAACCCGATGGGCATCCCCGAGTACGAGTATACGGTAAGGGTCAGGGTCCGGGCCATCCGCCAGTCCGACGCCGACTACCTGGCGGAGGACATCGCAGAGGGCCTCGCCCGCAGCACCAAGGGCCTCAGCACGGCCTCTGTCTGCTCCGCGCAGGTCACCGAGGCCAGGAAGCTGTAAGAATCCTGCCCATATCCGTGTATCCTGATGTATACTATAAGCGGAGGGAAAAAAGATCATGGCAAAAGCAGCAAGGACCGTAGCGGATATCGCCAGCCAGCTCAGCGCTGTGCTCAAACCGCAGCCCGCCAATGCCCCCCAGGCCGCCCCCAAAGAGAAGGTCTATGTCAGCAAGGCAACATGGACCGGCACTATCTCGGTCGCCCCTGGCCTTGCCTTTAAGGCGAAGCTCTACAAGGCCACCAACGACCCCACGGAAGGCTTCAAGTCCAACATGGTACACCAGTGCTCCGCCGCCGCCAATGACGGGACCGTGGAGTACTCGCAGCTAAAGCAGGGCAGCATGAAGTGCTCCGTGTGCGGCGTCGATGTCCCCAAGGAGAGCGTCCAGAAGGGCATCCCCAATGGCGATGGCACCTTCACCATCATCAGCGATGACGAGAAGAAGTCCTGCATGGTCCGCTCCGAGGGCGAGATGCAGGTCCTCCGCCTTGTCCCCTCCCGCGATGTTGACCCTATCTACTTCGACGGCGCGTCCGAGTTCCTGGGGCCCGAGAAGGGTGCCGAGAAGTTCTATGTCGGGCTGCGCAAGATGCTCGGCAAGGGCCTTGTAGCCCTCGCCGTGAACGTCCAGCGCGGGCAGGAGTACATGCTGGTCCTCCGCCCCTACGGCAAGGACGGCATCATCGCCAACTACATCCGCCGCGAGCACGAGGTCCGTGCGTGCGACAAGTTCCCCATGGTCGCCCTGAGCCAGCAGGAAGAGGGGCTCTTCTCGCAGCTAGCCGATGCCCTGACGGGCAGGTTCGACACCGAGGAGTTCCCTGACACCTACGCCAGCAACCTGCGCGGGCTTATCGTTGCCAAGCAGTCCGGCACCGCTGCCCCCGTGGTCGAGAAGCAGGCCCCCGCCGCCGTGGCGGTTGACCTGATGGCGGCCCTCCAGGCATCCATCAACGCCGCCAAGGCGAAGCAGGGCGGCCAGCCTGTCGCCGTTGCCGAGCAGCTTATCGCCGAGAAGGCCGCCGAGGCCAATACCGCTGCCAAGTTCGCTATCAACTAGGAGCCGTGATGAAGGCAGAGCTACTGACTCCGATAGGTATACCGAGGCTGATGGCCCTTGCCAGGGACGACAACTACGGCTTCCAGCAGAAGCACGACGGGCACCGCACGCAGGTCGAGAAGCACGGCAGCACCATAAGGACCTACAACCGGGAGGGGGAGCCCACGCAGCCCCTCCCTCCCTCCCTGCAAGGCACCCTCCTGGCAAGCGGCATCCCGGACTTCTATATCGACACGGAGCGGGTGGGCAAGCGGCTCATCGTCCTGGACGTCGTCAGCCTCCTGGGCTCCAGCCTGAGGGTCCTGCCCTACAGCAGCCGCGAGCCTATCGCCCACCAGGCGTTCGACCATGCGGGGCCGGGGGTAGAGGTCATCGGCACCGTCCTGGGGACGGGGGCCAAGCTGGCCTTCCTGGAATGGCTCATCCGCACCAGGGCAGAGGGCGTGGTCGTGCGCGACATGAGGAAGCCCTACAGGGAAGGGGATGCCTGCCAGCACTTCAAGCTCAAGTTCGTCAAGGAGTGCGATGCCGTGGTCATAGGCCCCTCCCCGGACGGCAAGGACAGCGTCCGCATAGGGCTGTACCGGGAGGACGGTACCCTGCACGAGATATCCGGGGTAAGCCTCAGGAACAAGTTCCAGGCCCAGCCCGGCGAGGTCGTGACGGTGCGCTACCTGTGCGTCACCAGGGACCTGCACATACGGGAGCCCCATCTTGTCCGCAAGCGGGACGATAAGAGGGCCTCCTGCTGCTGGCTGAGCCAGCTTACCGAGGAGCAGATATGACGCTGAGGGAACAGATCGAGGCTGTCGTCAGGAAGGCCAAGGCCGCGAATGCCGATGACGAGCGGAACGGCGAGGGCTCCTTCTACGTGCTCGGCTATATCGCATGCGCCCAGGACGTCCTCCGCGTGCTCGACGGGAAGACCCCGGCCAGCGCCTACTGGGAGGTATAATGGTAGCAGTCACCCACGGGAGGGCAGAGAGGCTCCCCGAGGAAGAAGTAAACGATATCCTATGGGAGATAGCTGCGGACATCCTGGGCCCGGCTTACAGGGCGGCCTACGAGAGGCTGTACTCGCTCAAGGAGGATGTCAGGGTGCAGTATACCCCGCCGTTCCGGCATAAGAGGAGGCCTATACCGTGTCCCTAACAAAGCTGCTCAGGAAGCTGGCTTTCCATGCTGCCGTGGTCATAAGCGGCACCTGTGCCATCGTCCTGCTGATGGTCAGGCTGGTTACGAAGGGGGCCATCCCTGCCCAGCGGGCGGTTGAGCTGGGGTTCTGGCTGGCCATGGTTCTTGGCCTCGTGCTCGGGCTGCTCACCGTCTTCCTTGAGGGGAAAGGGGTTATCTGATGGGCCTATTCCAGCGCTTCCTGCGCCTCTTTGCCAGGAAGAGGAAGGCACTGCCCGACTACATCCTGTTCGCCCCCTGCCTGCGCCATGGCGTCCGCTGCCGCAGCTACGAGGAGATATACGACCCGAGCACGGGACGCCTCCGCCCCGAGATGTTGGCCATGATTCCTCCCTACGCCCTATCCCCTTACCTATAGGAATCCCGCCCGGTTTTGTGTATCCTGGTGTATACTGTAGGTGGAGGGAAAAACGTTATGGCATGGCAACTACCAAACAGGAAAACCAAGAAAAGGACCCCTGTAACCAGGGACGAGAGATTCGGCAACTCCGTCGCCGAGCTTATGGATACCCTGGAGACGGTCAGGAAGAATAGCCAGAGCCTTCCTAGTGGGCTCCTGGACAAGGTCCACGGGAGGGTCGAGGACCTGACTATCCTTATCCAGAGGGCCATCCTTATCCAGAAGGCCCTTGACTAGGCCTTTACCCACTCCCGCTTGACCTCCACCCAGTCCCCTGGCAGTACCTCTTCCTTCTCGCCGCAGGCGAACTGGAAGTCGGCTATGTCCGGCAGCCCGGCGAACAGCCACCTCGTCCCCAGCATGATATTGACAAGGTGGGTGCATACCACCACGTGCCCCTCCTCGGGGGCATCGTAGATGACCTTCTTTATGCCCTCCGTCAGCCTTTCCAGGAAGGCGTTCATCGACTCCCCGCCCTTGGGGGACAGGTCCCTGCCCGCCCCCGTGGCGAGTATCCCCAGCACGTCCCTGACCTCCGACACTGGCTTGGCGTTCAGGATGCCGTAGTCGCGGGACTTCAGCCCCTCCAGCTTCTCCACCTTCAGCCCGTACTCGTGCGCCACGGTAGTGGCGAGGATGGACGCCCTCTCCAGGGGGCTGCTGTATACCTGCCTGATGCAGCAGAACTTGGACTTGATGCTGCCCACCACCCTGGGTATCTGGGCGAACCCGTCCGGGGACAGGGGGATGTCCAGGCCCCCGCGCAGGCGGATAGGCTCCGTGTTGTAGGCCGTCTGAGTGTGGCGCAGGAACACGATGCGTTTCACTTCTACCCCTTCTCTAACGGTTTACAAAGAGGGCATCCTGAACTAATCTGTCCTCGGTTAACATGCCAGCGTACATGCTGGGCCTTCTTTCCGCTTCGCTCATAGCCTAGCCGCCCCGCCCTCTGTTTGGTCTGCCTAGACCCGGCCTTGCCTCCCAGTACATGAGCCTCGTGGGACAGACGGGCGGACGCCTCCTCCTTGTGCGCATCCACCCACTTTTGGCAGCCTGCGACCCGCACAGATTCGTCTTGGAGGGCACGGACGACCCTTATCTTATCCTTGGTCTCGGGCGATGTGGGGTGCCCGCCCATAACCTTCCTCCAGTGCTCCCGGAAGCTCGGCTGTGCCCACCTTTGCTTTAGGGCCTTGGTCACTTTGGCTTTCGCCGCAGGTCCGTGAGGACCGGTGAATCCCTCCCCTCCCCGGCAGATATTATAGCCGTACTCGGGGTCCTGCGACCGTAAGAACCTGATGAAGTCTTTTTCTGTCCGGTCAAGTTCGGCTTTATTCTGGATGTCGGAGCGGAGGGCGTGGATGGACCACAGTGTAGCCTGAGGATACTTCCGCATCGCATTAAAGAGGTATGATTGCCCACCTCGATGATGTCTGGCATCTGAAAACTTAGTCTGGAGATACCTCTTTAGGTTGTTGCCTTTGTGCTGGCCCACATAGTACTTTCCGGTTTTATGGTTGACAATTAGATAGATAAACATTTGAACCTCCACATATAAATACTGTGGATAGTCCAAATTTCCTGTCACTAACCCAAGAGCCAGCGCTGCTGCCTGAGCCCTACGGACATGGGCCGTATGGCGGTGATGAGGGGTGCCCACTCCTGGAACTCCTGCTGGTAGCTCTGCCCTAGGCTCTGGTAGAGCTGGGACTTGTTGATGTCCAGCGATACCCCGTTCAGCGAGTAGCTGAACTCATCGGCCGCCCACCGTGCGCCCTCGGCTGTCAGGCAGGAGGACGCTGCCCCGACCGCTGCGCACTTCCCCCAGTCCCTCGGCACGTTCTCCAAGGTAAAGCTCGTTAGGTTCTTCGGGTTCCAGGTGTTGAGCTTGGCTATGGCTATGTCCAGCATCCTCAGTATGGTGGGGTCGAGCCAGATATACCCCACCCTGGTCGTGTACCCCGCCACCACCCTGCCGGGCGTGGGGGGGCGGAAGTGGTAGTCCCTGTCCGGGTTGGTGTCCGAGAGCAGCTCTCTCACGTACATGATGGCCGGGGCATACTTGTTGGTCGTCACCGGCCGCTGGGCGATGATGGCGCTGGGTGCCTCGAAGGAGGAGCTTGCCGGGTCGATGGCCTGGACGATGAAGTCCTCGAACACCCTGTTCTCCGGCTGGCCGGGGTACTGCACGATATACCATACCAGGCGGAATATGCCCCGCCAGAGGGTAGGCACTACCATGGGGACGAAGTACGCCCCCTGGGAGCCCCGGCAGGGCACCATCTTGGGCGGGCTGGCCAGGACGAGGTCCTTCTCCGGCAGCACCAGCATGCTGTTGGGCTGCTCCAGGTCATAGTCGTATGCCCGCTGCCCCGCCAGGGGCACCTTGTCGGTGACCTGGAATATGGAAAAGGCGATGATGGCGGGGTCTATGAGCGCCCCGTTCGAGTCCCTTACCAGGATGCCGAGGTCTCCCGGCCCCAGCTTCTTCCCCTGCGTCAAGGTAGTCATTGCTGCTCCCCTGCATAGGATAACGGTAGCCGAAACATGACTTTTACCCATCTCTAGTAGGGGCGGCCTTGCGGCAGAGGCAGCCCTGCCCCGAGGGCAGGGGGAGGAAGCAGGATGGCAGTCTATACGTTCAGGTGCAGCAAGTGCAGCATAGTCCTTGAGGAGCTTATGCCGATGAAGACGGCTACCTTCGAGGACCGGCCCTGCCCGGCCAGGTGCGGGGGCACGTGCTCCTACCAGCTACGGGGGGCACCCTCCCTGGGCACGGAGGGCATGTCCAACGCGGCCTTCGACGTGAAGGTCGGGGCGGATGCCGAGAGGCGCTGGGAGAGGATTAAGGCCCGGCAGGGCAAGAGGAACAGGGTGCGCCAGGAGGCGGGGGCAGGGGCCCTGTCCGCTACCACCCACGAGGACTGGCGGGCCGTCCCTGGGGCAAGGCTCCGGGGGCTGGAGATACCCCCTAAGGCCCAGGACACGATAGTCATACCGGCAGGGGCGGGGCAGGAAAACTGACTTCCGCCCCCCTATTAGAGAGAGAAGATTCAGGCGGCACCCTGCCGCCAAGGAGAACTGGCCATGGCACTTTTCGGTTCCTACGCACCCCCAGGGGTCTACACCTCGGTCGTCATCAGCGGAGCAGGCATACCGCTCTTCGGGAACGCCCGCATCCCTGTCATAATCGGGGAGGGCCAGGAGTTCTTCGAGCAGGACAACGTGGAGATTTTCCGTGGCTCCAGCGCGATAGCCCAGCCCTTGGTGGTGAACGAGAACATCTCGGACCAGATTACCGAGATTACCAACGAGGCCCATACCACCTACTTCCCGGTGGTAGTGGGGGGCAATGCCGGTGGCACGGGGCCGGGGACATCCGCCATTACCGATAACCCGGCGTACCTCCAGGTGACTGACAACGGCATCCCGCTCACCGTCATCTCCCTCAAGGGGCAGACCGGTGCCTTCTACACGCAGGAGCTTATGGTGCCCGGCGACAACGTCGAGATTACCTACTACTTCCTGCGCACCGACACTCCTATCACCAACGAGAACGAGTCTGACCAGGTCCCGAGCTATGCCGCATGGCAGGTCTACGATACCAATGGCAACTATGTGCCTGTCAGCGTCTCTCTCCCCGGCTCGACCGGCAGCAATGTCACGGTAAACGTCTTTGACGACACCCTGTCCTCCCCTGCGGGCACCGGCGTGCTCGACACGCAGGCCATCGGCGGGGCGGGCACGGATGCCATCACCTTTGACATCGCCAAGGTAGGGGGCGGGAAGCGCACCCTCGCGGACTTCTACGCCCTCCTCCAGATGAACATCCCGACCCTGGACGCGGGAACCCTGGTCGCCCTGGCCCCGGTCCTGGCAGGCTCCCCCCCGGTCCTGAGCGACATGTACCCGGCCCTCTACCAGCTCCAGGGCGGGTTCGGCCCCAGCACCAACACGGTGTTCAAGGTCGAGCATGTCCCCATCGTGGACGGCAGCGGCGGCGGCGTGGTCACGACCGACCCGACCAAGGTCACGGCAACGGTCAATGGCAGCACCACCGTCAACCCGGTCGGGGCAGTGGACGGCCTGCATGGCCTCGTGACCCTGACCCACCCCGTGGAGTCAGGCAGCACGCTTACCCTGAGCTACTACACCAACACCTACCAGAACACCTACGACATCATCCCGGCGAACAACGTGTCGTCCGTCATACAGGTAGGGCTGGGCCCCAACCGGACGGACTTCATCGAGGATACTGACTATACCCTCGGCACGGACGGCAACGGGAACGACACCATCAACTGGGGCGCAAGCTCCGCGACAACGGTCGGCACCTCCACCACCGGCTATACCCCCTTCGGGCCGACCCAGATACTCACGACCGTAGTGGACGAGAGGGTGTTCCTGCGCCTCTGCACGGGGGCCAGCAGCGGCTCCAACCTAGTCTTCACGCTCCCGGACAACCCGACTGACGGCACCGGCCAGGGCAACGGCCCTGGGACCGTCACCGATGACCCGACCAAGATACAGGTCTATGTCGGCGTCAACCCCGTGGAGGCCCTGGAGAACTACCTGCCCGGCGAGTCCGAGCGGGTCATAGCCCTCTCCGGCAGCACGAGGCACTTCACCCTCTACAAGCCCCCCCTACTGGGCCAGAACGTCTACGCCTCCTACTGGCGCAGCACCCTGAACGACCACAGCTACACGGTCAAGGTCTCCAACCCCGGCATCTCGGGGCAGGGCACCTACACCATCAACGACGAGGTCGGGAGGGTGCTCCCGGTCGTATCGTTCAATGCCGGGGCAAGCTCCGTCCACCAGAGCGGCGAGTTCGCCCAGCAGGGCATCATCTGGCCCTACAATTTCCCCGACCTGTACGACTCCCCAGGCGAGGTGGACGAGACTGTCACCCTGACCTTCCAGGACGACGGGTATACCCGTGACGTGGACCCAGGGGCGCAGTCCTACCTCACGACCCAGGGCATCCTGTTCTTCTGCACCACGCCCGGAGTCGGCGGCAATGCCATAAGCGTGGCGTTCAACACCACCGGGACCTATGGAATCACCAAGGTCGGCAACGCCATCACCTTCAACGGCGTCACCACCACCAACCAGGTCATCACCCTGGCCGGTTCGGGCATCACCACCACCTTCGGCACCGTCCTGGCCCAGCTTGTCACCGTGGGCACCATCAGCACGGCGGCGGCCGTCCACCTGGACGGCGGCGTTGACCCGGCCGACCCCCAGCCATACTCCCTCCGCTACCTCGTCACCTCCTCCAGCCCGGACGGGTCCAGCGGCGAGGGCTACCTCGACCAGACCTACATCGACGAGAACACAGGGCTCAAGTTCACCATCGTCAGCCCGCAGGATGCCGTCCCGGACTACGGGTGGCAGAGCGTCCCGGTCCCCTACACCTTCGAGCCGGGCGACTACCTGGTGTTCCAGGTCAGCAGCGAGCAGGTCCGCTACTCGGGGTCTACCTACTTCCCGTACAGCGATGCCCAGCCCAACAACCTCGTCTGCATCGCCGGGCTCAACACGACGGTGGTCACCACCTTCGGTGCCAACACCGGCGACACCGCCATCATCCAGACCTTCAACAACTCCGGCAACCAGCCGGCCATCGGCGAGTACTACTACGTCTCCTTCCAGACCGAGAAGACCCCCGCCGACATGGCCATCACGCTGTACGACAGCGCCAGCAAGGCCTACTCGGCCTACGGGCAGCCCACTACCGTCAACCGCCTCAGCCTGGGCGTCCAGCTCATGACCGAGAACGGGGCGCAGCAGTTCGGCTGCATCCAGGTCCCGAAGCAGCCGGGGCTAGGCACTGCCACGGACGCCAGCTTCATAGCGGCCATCCAGACACTCGCCACGGCGCTCCCAGGCACCACCCAGAAGGCCAATGTCATCGTCCCGCTGAGCACCAGCACCTCGGTCCACCAGTTCCTCAGCCGCTTCCTCATCACCCAGGCGAACGTGAGGAACAAGGGGGAGGCCATCGGGTTCGTGGGCTACTCCAGCACTACCACCTCGGCCCAGGCCAGCGCCAACGCCGTGTCCCTCAAGAACGCCAGGATGCTGGCCATCGGCATGCCTGCGGCGGCGATACTCCTGACTGACTCCCAGAGCGGCATCCAGCTTGAGTACGCCGTGTCCGGCGAGTTCATGGCAGCCGCCATGGCAGGGCTGAACACCAACCCCGCCAACGACGTGGCCACTACCCTGACCAACCAGGACCTCGTCGGGTTCAGCAGGCTGCTCGTGCAGTACGACGACACCACCATGAACCTGATGGCATCGAACGGGCTCATCTGCCTGACCAACAACAACGGGGCGCTCTACATCCGCCACTACAAGAGCACCGACCCGAGCAACCCCATCACCTCGGAGCCGACCTGCACCACGGTCACCGACTACGTCTGCCAGCAGTTCAGGGCGGACCTCCAGCAGTTCATCGGCAGGAAGCTGGTGGACGGCCTGACCACGGACATCGCGGTGGTGTGCAACGCCAGGCTGGTATCCCTCGTGAACAACGAGATAATCACCGGCTACAAGGACCTCACCGTAATCCCGGACCCGACAGACCCGACCACGGTGGACGTCACTGTCACGTTCAAGCCGATGTTCAGCCTGCTCTACATCTCGGTCACCTTCACCGTGACCACGACCCTGTAAGGGAAGGACATGGGGGGAGGGGGCAGCACCCTTCCCCCCATAGCGACAAGGCGGCAGAATGCAGATAAACCCGGTCGTAACCCAGGCAAACGGCGTCATCAGCGTCCGCCTCCAGGCCTTGTTCATCGGCGACACCACGGACCTGTCGGACAAGGCCCTGATTGCGGCATACGGGGACCCGCAGGTATCCCTGGTGGGGAACGGCACCTTCACGGGCCCGGTCCCGGAGGCCAGCCCCCCGGCCACCTTCAGCTTTACCTTCCCTACCAGCGAGTTCTACGTTGGGATTACGACCAAGATGTCATCGAACACCGTGAGGTTCATGACATCGCTCCCGTCCACCCCGGCCCCGGTGGGCAGCCCGGTACACTCCTATACGCCGTGGTGCAACCCCAACTCCCCTGCTGGCATGCAGGGGCCCCTGGACTGCATCACCATCTATCCGGCGGCCGCACTGGACATCTGGTACTCGGCGATGCTCAACGAGATTACCGCGGCCCTGACGGCGCTCAGGAACCAGCCGCTTCCAGGACCATTGACGCCAGTGGACATTTAGAGGAGCCAAGATGAAGTCGAACCTGATAGCCCGCCGCAAGAAGGCAGCCCTGGCATCCGCAGGGGCCGACCCCTGGGTCACCGACCGGGACGGGACGGAGGCCAAGCCCCCGGAGACCGCAGAGGTCCCCCGTCTGGCAGCCAAGTCCAAGACTGCCCAGCCCGTGCCGGGCGCAGCGGGTGCTCCTCCGGCCGTGCCGCCAGCGGCCCCTCCTGCCCCTGCCGCCCCCCCTGCCCAGCGCAGCAGCGGGATGGTTGACCTGACCCAGATATCCAGCGAGGGGCTTGCCAAGATGATAAAGGCCCTTGCTGCCGTCAACGACCTGCTGAACGATAAGGCCCTGCTGGCAGTCATCCAGGCGGCCACGGCGCTCCTCAAGGGGCGTCCCGCCGAGCCCGAGGCACCCGCCACCGCGCCTGCCGCCGCCGCCCCCAGGGCGGCATCGGGCAAGAAGGCCTGGAGTGGCGAGGACATGGAGATGGCCGACCTCAACGTGCCCTCCTGCAACCAGTGCGAGATGCTTGCTATCAACGGCGTCAACTGCCATGAGACCGGCTGCCCGAACGAGGGCAAGACCTGGTCCCCGGAGCGCCAGGAGTGGGTACGCTACAACCCTTGCCCCGAGTGCGGCAGCGATGTCGAGGAAGGACAGGCGTGCGACTGCCGCAGCGGCAACGATATGGCACCTAACATGGAGCGCTTCTGCCTCGGGGGGCTGAACATCGCCTCCTTCGAGAAGGAGGCGGTGACCCCCCCGGACATCAGCGAGAAGACGATGCACGAGCTTAAGGACGACCCCAGCATCGACGAGCCCTATGCCGTTGCCTGGAGCATCCACAACAAGAAGAAGGAGGGGAGCGCCTTCGAGGTAGTCGCCGTCCGCAAGGACGCGGCCGCCGAGGGGAGCTGGTGGATTAACGTCCACGAGCAGACCGGGGACATCGAGGAGTCCGGGGGAAGGACCCCGGAGGTCGAGGAGGCCCACGGCAAGGTGGACGAGAAGCCTGCCAAGCTGGACCGCCCCGAGACCACCCTCCCGGAGAAGCTCGGTGCCGAGTCTACCTGCATCGGGCGCGACTGCGGCAAGCAGTTCGACAAGTCCAAGCCTGAGTCGCGGGACACGAAGACACTGCGTAGCTTCTGGCAGAAGTACTGCCCGACATGCCGGACCAAGGGGAATGCTGGCGGTTCACCAGTCGAGGAAAAGAAAGCAGCCTCGGACCCCATGAAGGCCAGCACGGCGCTCAAGAAGGTGGAGACCCTGGCCGACCGCCTCAAGGAGATGTACCTGGACGCCAAGGCGGTATGCGATGCCAACGACTCCCGGCCTGTCCGGGAGGCGGTAGAGGCGATATACCGGGCGTACGGCCTGCTCGGAAACGCCGCCAAGGTCCTGGGAAAGCAGGACATGCAGGAGAAGGCCGAGGCCGATGCCGTCGAGGCGAAGGGCAAGGCGAAGAAGAAGGGAGGCCTGCTGGACAGCCTGGTGCTGGCCGGGGCCGAGTAGGCAACCGCGAGCAAAAGGACTTCCGGGGCTTTGATTAGACAGGAGAGGGAAACATGGCACAGGGTGGTTACATCTACGAGCAGGGGGCGAGCCCCCAGACAGAGTCCGTCATCTCGTCCCGCTTCAAGATTTTCACCGACATCGTCGGCGTCGGCAAGTTCGTGAAGCTCGGGGTGACGTCCCAGTTCAACATCTCCGAGACCAGGACGGTCGAGGCGGTGCGCGGGCTCGGGTACGGCGACCAGGTTGCCGAGCTGGTGCCCGGCGTCACCGAGCCGCTGAGCATCACCATCCAGCGCACATGCCTCTACCTCGCCAACATCATGCAGGTCCTCGGCTACAAGGCCGGGGTCTCGGGCGGCGTCCGCTCCATCCGTCACCACAGGTGGCCGTTCGACATCAAGACCGAGATTGTCTTCAGCCAGTTGGCCTCCACCGACCCCAGCAACGCGGCCGGCGTGGGCGGCGGAACGCCCGACCTGACAAAGGCGGACATCCCCAACGAGGGCGGGTTCAACAACCTCGGCAACCCTGGCCTCTACGCGGTGGCCACAATCTACGAGGGCTGCTGGATTAGCAACTACACCACGGGGTACGTCATCGAGACGGCGGCGGTCAACGAGAACGTGACCATCTCCGTCACCGACATCTTCGACTGCTCCGGCACGGTGTACGGCGAGTTCCTCGACTCGGGCCTCGGGCCGGGCGATGCCACTGGCCAGAGCTTGCTCTACACCATATCCTAAAATCAGTATTAAGCCCCAGTGCTTGAGCCCTTTGCGGAGGTATGTACGGATGCCAGGGAAGGTAACCCGCGAGCAGGCCTGGGTGAACGTGTCCCCGTCCCGTAAGTGCTGGAGGCTGGTCTACAACACCAGGAGCAGGAGGGTCTTCATCCTCTTCGAGAAGGAGGGCTTGACCAAGACGTTCCAGGCCATGTTCTGCTCCGACCCCACCGACGGCGGCCCCGGTTCCGTCACCAGCAGGGAGGGCAGGGAGCAGTGCCTAGGGCGTGCCAAGGCCCTGGGGCTGGAGTTCCGCATCGCCCATAATCCTGCCGCCTGATGTGTATCCTGATGTATACTATACCTGGGAGGATACACCCGCATGGCAAAGACCCTCACGATAGGCAAGGCACCCCGCCTCGCAATCTCCAACGTCAATTCGCACCGTGGCATGGAGGGGTCTACCCTGGACGCCGACCTCTACCTGGACGGCAAGAAGGTCGGGTATTGCCTCGATGACGGCAACGGCGGCGGGATGCGCTTCGAGTGGAGAATCTATGACCCCAAGCCGGAGCTGGGCAGGACGTACAACCCCGCAACGGCACCGGGAGAGGCCGCACAGAAGGCGCGGGAGCGCCGGGACGAGGTGGAGCAGTACATCGCCAGCCTCAGCCTCCCCCCGGAAGTCGTGACCGGTGTCGGCCCCGACACGTTCGAGATGAAGCAGGACCTTGAGCACCTCGTCAACGAGGCGGCAGACAGGTGGGCGACGGAGAAGGCACAGCGGGCGCAGTTCGCCCGCCTCCACGGCAAGAACGTCATCTACCGGACCCCGGGGATGAGGGACGGCAGCTTCCTTACCATACCCCTAAAGAACCATGCGGGCTACGTTTCCGGCCGTGCCCAGGTGGCGGCGTTCGTGATGCACAAGCACCCTGACGCCATCCTTGTCGAGACCTTCGAGCAGTTTGCAGTAACAGGCGTAGGGAGGACGAATGGCATACCTGGCAATCAACGGCCCCGAGGAGTGCAGCTCGATAGAGTGGCACTCTACCCTCGGCGAACTCAAGAACCGCCTGGAGGACACCACCCGGCCCTTCTCATGGAACGACCTGGAAAGGCTGACCAGGGACCGCCGGGCACTGGACAGGCTGGCAGACGTCATGCTCGATGCCGCAGTGAGCGAGCTGGTGAGGCAGAAGCAGCAGAGCGAGAGGTAGGAGGCACAAAAAAGATGAACCAAGCCACGAAGCGGCTGCTGTTCATGGGCGTAAAGCAGGCGGGGACGTACGACCCTGACGAGGCCCTAATCTGCATCGAGGAATCCCTTACAGGCAAGGAGGCCAAGGAGGCCCGTGCCTTCCTGGGATGGGTGCATAGCACGGGCAAGCAGTTCGGGTACGACACCATCGACGACCGCATCCAGGAATGGAAGGCCAGCCGGGCTACCTAAACCACGGGAAGTGCGGGGCGGGGTACCGCTCCATGCGGTATATCACCGCCTGCCCTGCCGCCCATACCACGACCGCAAGCATCAGCATCCACCACCGCCTTATAAAGCGTCCCATCTCCCCTCCTGTCCCTACCCCCTAGAATACCCGAAAAACCGCTATGCGCTGCTTTAGTTGAGGAGAACCATGCCGCACTCGCCCCTGCTGGTACCCAAGGAAGGCACCCTGCTCCCCACCCCAGGAGGCGGGGTAGGGGGGTTCGACAAGTCCGAGCTTTACGACGACCCCGCCTTCGCCACGAGGCAGCACCATGCCAAGCCGGGGAGCGATGACGAGTACAACATGCCGTTCGGGGAGAAGGGCTCGGAGCCCGAGGGCACCAAGCACGGTGCTCTCCTGCCGACGTGCCGCGACCACGGCACCGTCTCCCCCGCAAGGAGGAACCGGGACACGGTCTGCCCCGAGTGCGGCCAGGGGGTCACTTTCCTGAGCGACCTGCTCCACTCCCACGGGACGCGGGTGAAGGTCATGATTACCAGGGCCGACGAGGCCAGGCTGAGGGGCATGGGGTACGGCCAGGAGCAGATAGACAGGATGACGCCGGAGCAGGCAGAGGGCATCCTCGGGGGCGGCCGGAAGCACGGGGCCATTGACGCCTGCCCCCAGTGCCAGTGCCCCAAGGACCTCCACAGGCTCGGGGGGTGCATAGGGTTCGACAGGGAGGGCAAGCCCTGCAAGTGCCAGGAAAGGTACAGTGTTAGCCGGGAGGTATCCCCCGAGGACGAGAGGCAGCACAGGATACAGAGGGCATGGAACGGCCCGGCCCGCCGTGCCTCCCGCAAGTGCGAGTGCCACGGCTTCACGGAGAGCGAGGGGGACAAGTCCGTATGCACGTGCGGGCACCAGTGGCACGAGCACTGGCACAAGGGGGGCTTCGGGTGCAAGTTCGAGAAGGCATCCGCCCTCAGCAAGGCTGCCTTCCCCTCCGAGCCCGCCTTCCGGGCGGCCCAGATACTCGCCCAGTTCGGCAGGATAGCGGAGGCCGACGTCAGGAGGGTAGCCAAGGAGATAGACGACCTGGTTACCCATATGCCTATCTTCCCCCTGTCCAGGGGGGGACAGCCCAAGAAGGCAGTGTCCGAGACCCCCGTCAAGGTAATGGAGGACCTGGAGGACACCCCTCCCCTGCTCCGGTCCTCGGCCAGGGCGGCCTACACGGACGCCCAGAGGTTCAGGGAGGAGCTTAAGGAGGACGCGCCAGGCCTCGATGCCTACCTCTACCAGTCCGAGGTCTACTGCCCCGCCTGCGGCCAGGACGTCATCGACGAGCTGGTGGACAGGCACCTCATCCTGCCCCCTCCCCCCGGCACCGACTCCTCCTGGACCACGGACTCCGAGCATGTCCCCCAGCCCCTCTTCTTCACGGAGACGGACGAGTCCTGCGCGAGGTGCGGGGAGGAAATCGGGAAGAGCAGCGGGCCTGCGGGCATGTTCACCAGGGAGGACAGGGGGCTCCTGGGGGAGATGGGCATATCCGCCTCCCTCATCGGCCTGACCCAGAGGGTGAAGCCCAACAACCCCCTCCTCGTGCCCAAGGAGCCCGACCCGGAGACGGCCACGTTCCTCAAGGAGGGCAGCGATATACCCGAGGACACGATGGAGGCCGCGATTCAGCTATCCACGGGCGGGATGCCCGCATATGTCTTCTTCTCTCCCGAGATAGCCAGGGGGAACCCCTCCCTGCCCGGCGCCGGGTGGTCGGTGGGTACGAGCATGGAGGCCATGTCCCCAGGCGGGAGCCTTGTCACGATGATAAGGCCGAGCCATCCAGCAATGGGCAGGGCTGCCGGGGGCAGGCCCCGCTGCCCGCACTGCGGCTCCGACGACTACGGCCTGATGCCTGCCGACTTCGAGACCGCCAAGTGCAACGGGTGCGGGAAGAACTGGAACCATGGCATTGTCAAGGGGATAAACGCTAGCACCAAGTCCTACGGGGCGGGCACCCCCCTTGGCGGGACCGCCAACGGGGTAGGGCAGCCTGCGCCCGGCGAGGACCCCACGCATCCGGCAGGGTTCCAGCAGCCCACGCCTACCCCGGTCACCCCCCCGCCTGCCGGGCAGCCCTCCGGGCCCAGTGCCGGGACGCCCGCACAGCCCGACCCTGGGGTGGTAACGCAGAACATGACCTTGCAGAACCGGATGGTCCAGGGGATAATCAACCAGCAGGACCAGGGCAACCGGCCCCCGCCCTCCTCCTCCATCCCCCAGTCGGCGGTCAACGAGGTTACCCAGCAGAGCCCCCAGGCGGACAGGAAGCTGGTGGAGCAGGTGGCGGAGAGCCTCCAGGGCAAGGCAGGGGCCCTCATCGTCCCCGATATCGACCCGCACGACTCGCCGGAGTTCCTCCCCCCCAAGCAGCGCAAGCACCTGGACGATGCCCTTATCGACGAGACCGGCAACCCCCCCATCCCCCTGCACAAGGGCGCAGGGACGGCAGAGGACGAGCCCGAGGAGGACGTGACCGACCTCGGCACCGTGTACGGCAGGCCGCTGAGGAGAAGCTCTCCCCCTCCTCCCAGGAGGCCGGAGGAGAGGACGTTCATCAACCAGCCTGCCGTCCAGTACCCCACGGAGTACCCCGAGGGATGGATGGAGGCCTGTTACGAGTGCGGGCAGTTCATCCCGGACATAGACAGCGACAACCAGTTCTTCGACTCCCCTGACTTTGCCCGCAGCGCCCTCATCGACCACTATGCCATAGACCACCCGGACTCCCGCCCGCCCAAGTACCTGGACGAGACCGACGAGCCGCCCCCCGGCGCAGCCCAGGAGCCGACTGCTAATGAAGGCCAGGAGCCTAGCCTGGAGCTTACAGGCAAGGACAGGGAAGAGCTTAAGGCCATGGGCATCCAGGCAAGGAGGAAGACGGCGGAGGACGCCGCCTCCTGGTGGGCCAGCACTCCCCCCGATGCCAGGCGCAGCATGGCGGGCAGGCTGGGGATAGAGAGGTACTGGACCCACTTCAGGTGGACCTCCCTGCCCCCCGGCGTGCAGGACATGGTGAGGATACGCATCCAGGAGCCGACCCTGGAGCTTACGGACGAGGACAGGAAGGGCCTGGGGGAGATGGGGATACAGGCAGCCAGGACAGGCTGGGACCCACTGCTGGCAAACAAGCTCTACGAGGAGGGCAAGGACGCCTTCGAGCACGGCAAGCCTGACGAGGCGGCGGGCCTCCTGAAGAAGTCCCTGGACAGCAACCCCTACAACGGCCCGGCGCATTTCATGCTGGGCATCGCCCTGGCGCAGGAGGGGGAGGTAGGGGGGGCGGTGTACGAGCTGGAGCGGGCGCTGAGGATAAAGCCCCAGGAGAACTACGCCTACCACTCGCTCATCAAGGGCATGGAGAAGGCGGGGCTGCTGGAGAACCTGCCGAAGGAGGTCCAGGACCTCCTGCGCGAGAAGATGGTCTCGAAGGCGGCCGGCAAGAAGGCTACCTGGTGGAGGTCCTGCGAGACCTGCGGCAAGCCTGCCCTGGAGCTGGAGAAGGGGCAGAACGTCAGGGGGCCGGTATGGTGTAACGAGTGCCGCTCCAAGGGTGGGCTTCCTCCTGAGGACACGTACTTTGGCCCCAAGGAGGTCAGGACCGCCCCCGAGGGTGAGCGCAGCGATATAAGGAGGATGTTCCCGGACGCCCCCGCTCCCGCGCAGTGCCCCAACTGCAAGGGGCAGGATACCGCCCCCGTGGACGACCCCGAGTCCGGCGGGGAAAGCCTATTGGAATGCAGGGGATGCGGGGCATTCTTCCCCCGCTAGAGACACAAATACATACTAGGGGACACCTTTAGTAGGCAGGATAATGGCCTTTCCAAAGACGGCGAACGCGATAGTCCGGGAGCCGGTCCTCTCCCCGCATGACTGGGAGAATGCCTGGGGGGGCCTCGCCTTCCATATCCCCCTGTCCCCCGAGGCCAAGGGCTTCTGGAAGACCGCCTCGTCCGCCCAGAGCAAGTACCTCCTGAGCCACTGCACCATCATGTCCTCCGTCGCCACCGAGGAGGAGCCCTACGACTTCCTTATCCGCCCGGCCAGCGCCCACCTGGTGAACAACAACGACGATGCCTGGTCCAACGATGTCATGAAGATGTCCCACAGGACCTTCGTGGGGGCCTTCAACTTCGTGGAGCACTTCCAGAACTCGAAGTATGCCAAGGGCCACATCATCGACAGCATCCTCAGGAAGATACACCTCACGCAGGACCCCAGGGACAGCGTCTACTTCGTGGACATCCTGGTCGCCACGGACCTCAGCCACAAGAAGCTGGCGGCCGACATACGCACCGGCAAGGTCAAGTACCTCAGCATGGGCTGCGTGACGGACCTGGTCATCTGCTCCTTCTGCGGCCAGAGGGTGGCCGATGCAGGCTCCTACTGCCACCACCTCCAGTTCAGCAAGGGGGCGTTCCTGCCCGACGACGACGGGGTGCCCAGGCGGATAGCCGAGCTTTGCGGCCACAAGTCCCTGCCGGGCGGCGGCGTGCGCTTCGTGGAGGCGTCCTGGGTACAGACCCCGGCGTTCCCAGGGGCGGTCAAGAGGTCCATAGTGTCGGAGGAGTGGATAGGCCCTGCCACCCAGTACACCAGGCAGGTATCGGCCTCGGGGGAGGAGTTCGCCAAGGCAGCCTCGGAGAACGATGACTACCAGGGCCTTAATGTAGGAGAGTACCTCCTCTCCATGGATGACGGGAGGAACCTACGGTAATGGCAGGACCTAACCCCCTGATTGCCGCCTACCAGCGCAAGGTCGCGGAGCTGGGCGAGCTTGACAACGAGATAAACAGCCTGGACATGACCCTCCCGGAGGGGGAGGGCGGGAAGACCTTCGACTACCTTGCCCAGAAGCGCACGGAGATAGAGCGCGAGATACGGGGCATGAAGGAGAAGATTGACCTCCTCTCCGCCTGGCAGAGGCTCAAGGAGGGCATGCACTGGTCCGAGGGCCTCCGTACCCAGCTAGACGGCCTGGACGAGAGCATCGGGGAGATAGCCACCAGCAGGTCCGCCGAGGGCGTTCAGCCCGAGGGGGCACCCCCCCTGGGGCAGCCATCGGCAGAGGCACCGCCGCCCGCAGGGCAGGAGGCACTGCCCCCCGAGGCACCTCCAGAGGCACCCCCCGAGCCCCTCCCCACCGAGGAGACACCGCCCCCGGCAGCACCGGCACCCGTCCAGGCGGCCAAGAAAGACAACTATCCGACTCCTGATAAGAAGGGCAGTAACGTCCCTAACCCTGAGAGAGGAAAGACTATGGCAAATGATTCCAAGACCTCGCTGAAGACGGCGCTAACCGACATGAAGGCCAGCAGGGAGGCAGTGACAAGGGAGGCCAAGACCCGTGTCGCAGCCGCCTGGACCATTGCCAAGACCATGCTGCCCACGGCACCCCCGGAGGCGCAGAAGGCCTTTGCGCAGACGCTCCTGGCGAACAGCACCAAGGCGCTGGTCGCGGCCCTGAAGCAGACGGCGGTCAACGCGCACTACTCCAAGGTCGCCGATGAGTTCAAGAAGGTCCACAAGGTCGAGATAAACGACCTGCTTGAGGACCCCTCCATCCTGACCAAGGAGAAGGGCGCTGTCAAGTCCGAGGTCAAGGGCGACCCGAAGAACGCCACCGGGAAGCAGGCGGACGACCGCAAGGACGCCGGGCCGCAGCCCGCTACCTATAGTGACGGCCGCGGATGCGGCGGCGGAACCCACTCCGAGCCGAAGGAAGTAGACTCTGGCAAGGCAGCGGAGCGCCCAGGGGCAGGAGAGCGCCCCGGCGACACCGTGAACCTGTCCGAGGGCAAGTCCGCTGGCAAGGAGTCCGACAAGGCAGCAGAGAAGGTGGAGAAGGCCAAGGCAAAGGCAGAGGTCAAGGACGCCAAGAAGGACGCCTCTGCCAAGACGGCCCAGCCCGTACCGCCCCCGCCTCCCGCAGCGGCACCGCCAGTGCCGCCAGCACCGCCCGCAGAGGGCGGGGCCCCCGCACCGCCGGAGGAGCCGCTCGCCGCCGAGCCGCCCGCCGAGGGTGCGCCGGCCGAGCCCCCGTCCGACCTCCCGCCCGTAGAGGGCGAGGGTGCCCTGCCGCCCCCAGGCGACATGCCGCCCGCAGAGGGCGGGGCCGCCGAGATGGTGACCGAGGAAAAGATTCGGGACATCTCGGAGAAGGTCCAGGAGGTAGCCCAGGAGATACAGGAGCTTCAGCAGGAAATCTCCGGGGAGGAGAAGGCAGGCGAGGAGGTCCCCGAGGGCGTCCTGGAGACAGAGGGCCAGGAGCTTGAGGAGACCGGCAAGGACCTCGAAGGAGAGGGCGCTGCCCTGGAAGGGGAGGGGGAGAGCCTGGAAGGAGAGGGCGAGGAGGGAGAGGGCGAGGCCCTCAACCTCGACAGCATCTTCAACGAGGACTCCATGGAGGAGAAGACCTCCGCTCTCGCCAACGAGGGGGACGGCTCCGGGGCAGAGTTCTTTGCACCGTCAGCCGCAGTGGAGATGGAGGCTGCCATCGACGAGAACGACATGGGCAGCATCCAGGACATGTTCTCCGTCGTAGGCTCCGATGCCGACCCGCTAGCGGCCCTGTTCGATGTCAAGACGGCCGCCCAGGTAGCAGGCATGGACGTGGTCCCCAGCTTCACCGGGGAGGCGGCCAAGAAGTTCCAGAGCGACACGGCCGGCAGCGATGGCAGGGACTATGATGACGACCACAGCGCCACGCTGTGGGCAGAGGTCATCAAGACCTCCGACCTGCCGGAGTTCAAGGACAGCGGCCCCGGCAAGGGCCCCGTCAGGGTCCCGCAGGACTCCAAGCCCAAGCTGGAGAGCCCCAAGGACGGCGACACGCCTGCCTCCCAGGGCAAGGCGGCCGCCAAGCCCGCCGCTGTGAAGAAGGCCCCGGCCACCCTGAAGAAGATTAAGCCGGTCATCGCCTCCGACAAGGACGCTGCCCTGCGCACCGTTGACATCGCAGACGCCCTGTTCGGGGACTCCGGCATGGGAGAGGGCCGGTAAACCTACAACACCATACGCCCCCTGGGCCAGCCGGGGGGCGTACCCTTATCAGGACACCCCCTTCATGCAAGATTGGCCACCCGCCAATAACCCGCAAGAGAGACCCCATAGAATCCCAGCAAGTCGGGCCTATACGGCTACGGCTGGAACCCCGCCAACCAAGCGCCCGGAACCGACTTCCGGGCGTCCCTTCTAGCCCGGAATTCTGCCGGTTCCGCAACTACGGCCCCCCTTATATGTAGGCGTGTGTGGCATGCTATAGCCCCGAATGTCCCTCCCTGGACGACGGGCTGGCGGGCCGCATAATCCAAACCGCCTGCGACGGAGTAGAAGAAAATGGGTCTAAAGCTCCTCTACTACGGACAGAACGACAGCGTGAACTGCACGCCTGACGTGCTCCTGACCGGAGACCCTGGCACTGACCAGCAGACGCTAATCAGCGCCGGGTACCTGGGCGGGCGCATCATGGCGCTGGCCTCCCCTGGCAACAACATCACCAACCAGGCGGTCATAGTTCCCTGTGACGTAGATGCTAGCGCCCCTGGCACTGAGACTGCCAAGGCGGGCATCGTCGGTCCTGGCCCGTACAACCCGAACGACAACTACTACACCTCGTCTGCGACCACCACTGTGGCAGCGGGCAACATCCCCTTCGGGGCGCTGCTCAACGGTCCTGGCGAGTTCTCCGGTGCAATCGGCCCCGCAGGGTCCAAGAAGGCCCCGCTGGTCCGTGCGCTCTGGCAGGGCAACCTCAACCAGGAGTCGTATGACACGGCTACCCTGGCCATGAACGCCTACAAGGTAGGACAGTACGTCTACTGCGGAGGCAACAGCAAGGGCAACGTCGGGCTGTACACTTCTTCCGGCAATGCCTCGACGGCGGGCCTCAAGATACCCGTGGGAATCTGCACTCACGTGCCGACCACCCAGGAGCCTTGGCTCGGCGTAGCCAGCCTGCTATAAGGCGAGAGGAGAAAAACTAAATGGCAAACCTTTCCCGCACCCAGCAGCAGACGGCAATGCTAGGCCAACTGCTGAAGACGGCCGGCGGACGGCAGAAGCTCGCCGCCAGCCTCGGACCGTCCCTGCGCAGGCGTCGTGACTACATGAGCATCGCCCGCAAGGCGCTCATGGTCGAGACCCTGCCGGACGGCGCTCTTCCCATCTACGACAAGGAGTTCGACATCGCGGCCCAGACCGTTTCCGGCCCTGCCGGTGGGTCCTTTGTCGAGGCCTTCGTGGTCGGCGAAGAGGGCGGAGACATCGTTCGGGTCACCAAGCCGAAGCGTGTCACCGTCCCGACGTTCGAGATTGTCTCTAACCCCATGATTCCAATCACCCAGATTAAGGAGCGCAGGTTCGACCTGGTCGCTCGTTCCCTTAACCTGGCGAAGGCAGAGGTCGGGGCAGCCGAGGACGGCTACGTCTTCGGGCTGTTCGATGCCGTTGCCGCCGCAGCCAACGTACAGGTCGCAGCGGACAACGCCACCAAGGCCGGCAGCGGCCCGTTCGACCCTGTCTACAATGGGGACATCGCAATCAGCCCGCCCGTTGACATCAACTCGATGGCCGACGGCTTCGGGCAGGTGCAGCGGCACGACCTCTCCGTGGCCTTCTGTTTCTTCAACCCGAGGGACTACACGGACCTGCTGAAGTGGACCCAGCAGAACATCGACCGCGAGACGCAGCGCAAGCTGCTGAAGACCGGCGTCATGGGCTACCTGTGGGGGGCAACGCTCCTCCAGTCCCGTAAGGTCGGCTTCGGCTGCGTGTACCTCCTGGCGGACGCCGAGTTCCTGGGCGTCATCCCGGAGCGTATCCCGCTGACCGTCATGTCCGCCGACAGGCCGGACCTCAGGCAGATTGGGTTCAGCATCTTCGAGAACCTGGGCTTCCTGGTGTTCAACCCCTCCGGCGTGCAGCGCCTCACCATAACCGGCCGCTTCCAGATGTGGAACGGCCAGAACCAGGGCGAGAACTAAGGCCCTCCAGTAGCATTCCTCCAGCCGGGGACCCCTGCGGGTCCCCGCTCTTTTTTTGCCCCTTCCCTCCCGTATCCGGTATTATAAACAAGCATGCCCGTGCTACGGGGATGCTATTTTAGGAGGCAGCCTCCGGGACCAGGGATGACGAACTATGTAGCCAGCACGACTATAAACTTCGAGGGGTCAAGGTTCTACGTCCGCCCAGGGGACATCCTGTCCTATAACCCCCAGCACGGCGGGGGCTCCCTGGCCATATTCCGCAACGGGCAGCTTGTCAAGGTGCTGAGGACGGACTCCCTGGCCATCGAGGCGTTCCTGAAGAGCAGGTTCATATCCGAGGTCAAGGCCCCTCCCAAGCCCCCGCCCGCCCCTGCGGGGACAATCACCCTGGACACCCTCATCGACGGGTATGCCAGGACGCTCAGGCCCGGGCCGCCCGCCCCCGACCTATACGGGCTGCTCAGCCCTCCCCAGGCAGCAGGGCCGCTGTCCGACTCCGACCTGCTGGCCGATGCCAAGGTCCTGCTTCCCGAGGCAGCAGCAGACTCGTTCCCCTCCGACCTGGGCGTGGCTATCGTAGACGGCCAGCCTGTAGTAGGCCCTCCGGGCGAGGCACCTCCCAAGGGCAAGAGGAGGAGGAAGCCCGTCCCTGTGGCCGAGATTGACTACGCCGTGCATCCCCCTCCCCTGCCGCCCTCCCAGGTACCCGGCCCCGAGGACGCCCCGCCAGAACCCTGGCATAACAGAATATCCGAACCATAGACGAGGGGTCTATGGCCTTTGCAAGCCTATCCAGCCTGGACACAGCGCTCTGGGTGCAGGTTCCTATAGTCGTCCTCCGCCCTCCGTACACCAAGGTGGCGATAAGCCTCCCGGAGCTGGTGAGGCAGACCAATGCCTTCAGCGTGAAGCGGAGGGCGGGGTGCAATGCTACCCTGAAGCGCAGCCGCCCCAAGGAGCTTTACCTGGAGTACAACGTGGTGTGCCACGAGAGCTACTCCGACCCCCGTGGGCACGACGTGCAGGTCCAGTTCGACCTCTCCCAGGTCGAGGAGACCCAGGACGCCAAGAGGCTGGACGTGAGGGTAAGCTGTAGCTGCCCCGCGTTCCTGTACTGGGGCGCACAGTGGAACCTCCACCAGCGCGACGGCCTCCACGGCCAGGCACGGCCCCTCCTCCAGGCACCCACCCAGAGGCTAGACCTCCGGGGCAACTTCGTAATCTGCAAGCACGTCAAGGCGGTGTTCGAGCGCATCCTGCCGTCCGTCCAGTACAATATCACCAAGGTCGTGCGCGAGCGCGAGGTGAAGCGCACCAGGGAGCGCGTGGAGAAGGAGGAGCGGCCGACCGACAGGGAGAAGCGCCTGCGCCGGGAGCAGATGGAGATGAGGATGAGGAAGGACATCAATACCATCCTCAAGACCAAGGACCCGGAGGAGCGGGAGCGGCTGGTAAAGGAGCTGGTGGACAAGGAGAAGAAGCGCCTCTACAGGCAGGTAGAGACGGAGAGGGGGAAGGGGCCGGGGAAGGCCCCTGCTCCCCCTAAGCCTGGCCCTTCCTCCCCGAAGGAGCCCCCCAAGCCCCCGGAGAAGAAGAAGGTCGTGAAGAGGGACGAGCCTGCTGTTTCTCCCCCCAAGGAGCCTGCCCCTAAGCCTGCCGCCCCGCAGGGGCCCGGCCTGGAGGACCTGGTAAGGGAGGAGGAGAGGAAGCTGCGGGCAAGGAAGCCCAGGGAGAAGCCTAAGGAATAGCATGATTACGGCAGAGGTCAACCAGCCCTACTCCAACCGCATCCAGCTCCTCCTGGAGGACTGGGTCGGCCCCCTCGTCCAGCCGACCAGCCCCCCGGCCCCCTTCGACCCCACGGACCCAGGGGTCCTGGAGGTCTACATAAACGGCGTCCCCGCCACGGTCAGCACCTTCTCCTTCGACAGCGTCAACAACCGCTACCTGCTGTTCCTGGCGGAGGCCTTCGACCCCTCTACGGCGGTGGTCCAGGCCATACACCATATGCCCAGCCCCCCGTACCAGTACGGGATACCGGTGGTGATATAGCATGCCTGTCCAGGTCCCGACCATCGTGCAGTCCGTGTTCACGAGGGTGGACAATGCCCTGTCGGCCACCCTTAGCCTGCCCTATGCCTGCGTTACGGGCAACTCCACCCTTCTCATGGGGCTGGGGGGCGACAGCTTCTTCCCGGTAAGGACCCAAGTGCCCCCCGGGCCCCCATGGGCTACCTGGGTCGGACTTGCCTTCGACTACTCTATCGCACCGTACGGGACCTTCGGACAGGTCCTCTCGTGGAGCCATCTCGTGGCCGACGGCGACGACTCCCAGCACGTGGAGGTAGTGACCTTCTCGCGCCTCTGGCCAGCGATAAGCTGGGGGCTCTTCGAGATTACGGGCGACATCCGGCTTGCGACCATCACTACCTCGATATTGCCAGACGTGTACGGCGGCCACAGCCACGACCCCAACTGCTGGAACCCCTCTGCCTCCTACTCTGTCGGTAACGTGGTTAGCTGGATAGCCTATTCCTGGACCTGCACCGTCCCGAACATCGACCAGGAACCGTATGCCGGGTCTAGCTACTGGGCCCGTGGGGGGTCGAGCGCCAGCACCACCCTTGCGACCGCTGAGATATCCAATCCCGGCGAGTCGCTCTGCATCGGGGGGTTCACCTGGAAGAGCGCCGACACCAGCACCAACCCCTCCCCCTCTCCCTATGTGTGGGTCAACCGCTCCAACGGCGACCCGGCCGGGGACAACTCCATCTTCTTCGCCGCCACTGGCAACCCCCTGCCCGATACCGCCGTCTCCGTCACCCTTCCCAACGCCGCCCACTGGGTGACCGGCTGGGTCCTCATCTCCGTCTACTCCTCGTCCACTACAGTCATCACCAGCAACAGCCCCTCCATATCCGGGACCTCCGTGACGTTCACGGCCACCGTCACCACCACCCAGGGGGGAGACCCTACGGGGACCGTCACCTTCAGCGACAGCCTGGGGAGCTTCAGCCCCCAGACGGTGCCCCTCTCCGGGGGGCAGGCCCAGTTCAGCACCTCTGCCCTCTCGGTGGATTCCCATACCATCACGGCGGCCTACAACGGGGACAGCAGCCATGCCAGCAGCCTCGGCACGGTAGCCCAGAGCGTGCAGTACGCTACCCCCTCCGTGGCCGTCCTGAGCAGCCTCAACCCGTCCCTCACCGGCGACCCCGTCACCTTTACCGTGAACGTCACGGGGGGGTACGGGACGCCGACCGGGAGCGTGCTGCTGTCCGACGACCTGGGGAGCTTCAGCCCCCAGACCTTGCCCCTCGTCCTGGGCTCCGCCCAGTATACGGCCCCCTCCCTGGGCCTGGACTACCATAACATATCCGCCGCCTACAGCGGGGACGGGGTGTATGCCCCCCTGGCCGCCGTCCTGGTGCAGCAGGTCGTCCCCAAGTACGACCCCGTGGTAGCGATGACCAGCAGCAACGACCCCCAGTCCTTCGGGCAGGAGTTCACCCTTACCATAACGGTAGGGCCCTCGTCCGGGGGGCCGGTCCCGACCGGGACGGTAGGCCTCACGGACACCGTCCTGGGAGACCTCGGCACCTATCCCCTTGTCTCCGGGGCGGCTACCTACACCATGGACCTCCTCTCCCCCTGGGCGGTGGGCAGCCACATCGTCACGGCAGCATACGGCGGGGACAGCAGCTACAACACGGGCACGGCGTCCCTTGTCGAGCTTATAACCGTGGCCTCCAGCCTCGTGTACGCCGACCTCCCCGGCTTCGCCCTGGTGGCGTCCTACTCCCCCGAGGGGGACGAGGGCCTCCCTGCCTGGGCATCCTTCTCTGCCAGCCCCGACCCGGCCGACCAGGGCCAGGAGGTCTACCTGCTGTGGACCAGCGCCAATATCGCCTCCGTCAGGATATACGGCAGCAACGGGACGGACTCCCTGGACACGGGGGTGCTCCAGGCCTCCGGCCCCGGCCTCTATGCCGTGGCCAGCGGCTTCCAGCACAGCATCACCCTCTCCTGCCTTGCCTATGACGCCAGCGGCAACACGGTGGCCTCCCAGCCCTTGACCGTCACCGTCATCTCGGCCCCGGAGCTGGACAGCCTCTCCCCCCCGTCTGCCACCGAGGGCTCTACCGCGCAAACCCTGGACCTGATGGGGAGCTACTTCACGCCGGACTGCACGGCGACCTACAACGGCACCCCGCACACCGTATCCTACATAGGCCCCACGGAGCTGTCTATCCCGCTGACGGACGGGGACCAGGCGACCCAGGGCAGCTATCCCGTGGTCGTGACCAATAGCATAGGCTCTTCCGACCCTGTCGATTTCCTGGTCACCTCCGTCTCCCCCTACCCGGACCTCCCGCCCTTCGTCCAGAGCAATATGGCCGGGAGCCCCCAGGTGCCCAACCCGGTCACTGTCCCCTACCTCCAGGACACCACGAACGGCAACTTCCTGCTGTGCTTTGTCGCCAGCCAGGATGCCTCCGCCCCCCCTATCTCCGACACCCTCGGGAGCCCCTGGACCCTGGTCGGCAGCCACCACGGGCTCGGGTCTAACTATCCCTATGCCTATGTGTTCGCGGTCTATAACAGCGACACGTACGGCGGTCCCGACACGGTCCAGGTCGGGGCCAGCGACGGGGTGCCCCGCATGGTCCAGATATGGGAGTTCCAGGTAGGCTATGCGCTTGACACTATCACCTGGAACGACACTGCGGTAAACGGCAGCGGGAGCGTATCGACGGGCACTACAACGATGACCCATGACTACGACCTGGTACTGACCCTCTTCGTAGACGAGGACCAGGGTGCCAGGACTGTCCCGATACCCGGCACCAGCTTCCAGGGATGGAGCGGGCAGGAGTACCAGGCACCGTCGCCGGCCGGCAGCATGCAGGTGTTCGAGCCCTGCCCTGGGACCACGATAGGCAGTTGCGGGGACGCCCCGCACTTCCTGACGGCCTGGCAGGCGGGCAAGCAGTACTACGCCGGGAACGAGGTCGTGGACGCAGGCAGCCATTGGCTGTGCGCCTACGACAACATAGGCTCGGAGCCCAGCATAGTGAACCCCAACTGGCAGTTGGTCGGGAGCGGCTCCGGGGTGTACTCGGACGAGCGCACCGTAAGCGGGCTCTCCGGCACTGCCAACTTCGTCTCGGCCATCATCGCGTTCCGGCCCTTCTTCGTATAGGGCCAGCCCCGAGGGGGCCTGGGAAGGGGCCTGAAAACATACTATGGCATGCCTTTAGTAGGGCATGCATACCCGTGCCCAAGGAGAGGAAAATGGCCAAGAAGATAGCACGCATCGACGCAGAGAGCATGAACGGCCTCTACGTTGCCGAGCTGGAGAAGCTGGGTGCCAAGGTCGCTGCCAAGGACGACACCGGGCAGCCCAAGGACATCCAGGCCTTCAAGGACCACGAGGACTACCTCGCTACCCTGGAGGCCGCCTTCAAGGAGGACAAGAAGGCAGAGGGCTCCGGTAACCCCAACGACGTGCTGGTGGACTAAGGGAGGCAAGCCGATGCTCACCTGCAAGGCGGACCCCCGCCTGCTTGTCCCAGGCAGGCTCGTCGGCTCTACCGACGGCCAGCCGTGGGTCGTCACCTCCAGCGTCAGGACCAAGGACGGCACCTCCGTAAGGCTCGCGGACCTCATGGGAGAGCCCGCCCCTGCGGGGCTGCGCTTCGACCCCATATCCCTCCGCCTGTCCAGGTTCGCCGCCATGATGCGGCGGCTCGCCTACAACAAGGAGTTCGATGCCTATGTAAAGGACTCCATCAGGGAGGCCGGTCTGCCCGTTGACCAGAGCATGAACTGGGCCAAGTACCTCTACACCATCATGGTGCCCCGCCTGGACACCCAGGACGACGAGCTTATCGACGAGGCAATCCACTTCATCATCATCCGCGAGCTGGTAGAGCGCAAGAAGCTCAGCCCCCAGAACCCCCACGGGTTCTACCAGACCATAGGCGACTTCAGGTGGGGGGGCAAGAACCACCCCGGCCAGACAGAGGCGCTCCCCCTGGAGAAGCAGGTCACGGAGTTCCTCAAGAAGTCCTTCATATTCAGGGCGGACGAGGCAAACAAGTACCTCAAGAGGGTGCTCAAGGGCCTGAGGAAGGGCATAGGGGAGGAGGACCTTGTCCCCCTGTCCCCCGGCGGCGTGGGGGAGGAGGAGGCCTACTCCCCGATAGACTACCTGGAGCAGCCCGACACGGGCAGGGAGTTCCGCGAGGCCGAGGAGGTCGCCGACCTGGGCGACTACAGCCTCCGCCGCAAGAACGCCCTGGTGGGCAAGTTCACCGAGGGCCTGTACCACTGGCTCCTGGAGCAGAAGAGGACGCTGGAGGGCAGGAAGAGGTACCCTTACGCCCCTACCCAGTACGTCCGCCTCCTGAGCCTGCTGTACAGCCATGCCAAGGAGTACGGCACCAAGCCCTCCCTGGCCGAGATAGAGGGCAAGTGGAAGACCCTCCAGCAGGAGGTAGGCAGCCACAAGCGCCTCGGCCACGAGGACTTCGTCAAGCTCTTCACCCTGTTCCCCGAGGCCCTTGAGACATACGTCAGGACCGTCCTCCACCTCCCGCCCGAGGAGCACCACATCCTCCCCAACATCGTCCGCCTCCTGGTAAGGGAGGGGGAGCAAAGGCGTCAGAAGAGGCTGGAGGAGTCCGACAAGGACAGGGAGTCCCGCAGGGGCGGGCCCGAGCCCGAGGAGCAGCAGCCCCCTGCCGAGGCCGCCCCCGAGGGCAAGACCTCCGCCAAGCAGATAGAGATGCCCCGCTGCGCTACCTGCCAGACGGGGAAGGAGGTCAGCAGGTGCCCAGGCTGCGAGGATAGCTACTGCTCCCTGTGCGTCAAGGACCACTTCGCCAACAACCCAGGGCACGAAAGGACCTAGCATGGCCGACGTAGAGGTAAAGAACGAGGGGACCGTAGTCCTCCTTATCCCCATGAGCAGCGAGGGGAAGGCCTGGATTGACGAGAACCTCCAGCTTGAGAGCTGGCAGTGGTACGGCAACGCCGCCGCCATCGAGGCACGCTATGTTGACCCGATAGTCCAGGGCATGCAGGACGACGGCCTGGAGGTAGAGGGCACCACGAGGGTCATACCCGAGGAGTCCGGGCTCACCCCCGAGGAGGAGGAAGGCATGGTCAGGAGGGGACAGCTCCCCCCCATGGAACGGCGCTCCTCCAAGACAGGGGCCGTCCCCGCCTCCCCCCTGCTGGCAAGGCCTGACTCCCAGGCGAACCTGGACATGGAGGGGATGGAGGAGCGCACGGGAGGGCCGATGGCGAGGGGGGACCAGGGGGGCGAGGAGCCCCTGCTCACGCCCGCCATGCCTACCACCCTCCAAGAGCTGCCCAACCCGGAGATGCGCGTCCACCCTATCTATACCCGCACGTCCGGGCTGGCCTTCGCGTCCCCCTTCCTGCGCCAGCCGGCCAGGGGAGGCTACTGCGATGCCTGCGGCCGTCCCGAGGCCCAGTGCGCGTGCAGCCCCGAGGACTGCGACCTGACAAGGAAGAGGGGGGCAGAGACGGACTGGGAGGCGGGGGAGAGCTTCGCCTACGGCACCAAGCTGCGGGAGGCCGTGCAGTACATCGTCGGGGAGGCGCACAAGAAGGGGACGAAGGAGTCCTACCTGGCAGGGATGAACAAGCTGTATGGAGTCCGGGCCCTCCTCATCTTCACCGGGTTCAACGAGACGAGGCCCCTGCTGGCAATCATGAACGAGGCACACCGGCTCTGGACGATGGCAGAGAGCCTGGAGGAGCGGACTACGGAAACCGTTTAGGAGCCGCCAAGCGGCGGCGGAGGAGAACATGGCAAAGACGTCGAGGGAAGTCCTGAGGGAGAAGATAGCGGCGATAGGCGAGGACAGGAAGGCCCAGGAGTACGGCCTCCTGCGCGAGGTGGCCGCCAGGGAGCCCCAGAAGGTAGGGGACGCCCTTGGCGAGCTGGCGCATATCGCCAGCGCATGGGGGGCCTCCGCGGCCGCCCTGCGCGAGAACCTGGACCTGACGGACGGCCCGCACGCGGCGTCCCTGAGGGCCAGGACGGCGGCCAGGAAGAAGTATGCCGCCGAGTTCCGGCGCATCGCCGAGGCAGCGCCCGAGCAGGTCGAGGAGGCCATTGTCGAGCTTTACCGCTCCATTGACGACATCGCCGCAGGGCTGGAGAACCTGGCGTCCCACCTGGGGATAGACCTCGCTGGCGGGGAGGAGGAGCTTCCGCCTGCTGACGGCACGGGAGACGGGGACGAGGGCCTGCACGGCGAGATGCCCATGGGGGGCGGCGAGCCGCCCGAGGGCGAGGAGCCCCCGGCCGAGGGCCTGGACCTGGAGGGCAAGGAGGCGGCGGCCGGCGATGCCTTCGTGACCGACAGGGACGAGGAGGGTGCCCCGAAGCCCCCAGACAAGGCAGAGGGCCGGTCCACGCCGTCCAGGGTGAAGATACAGGCCACTGGCGGGGGAGGGTTCGTGACGGACAGGGACCCCCAGGCGGAGCCGAAGCCGGTCGAGAAGGCCGAGATTCCCGTCTCGCAGGGCGAGGCGGCCATAAGGCAGAGGTAGCCCATTGAACACCACGGAGCTGGTAGAGTTCTTCCAGGCGCATGACTTCACGGACGCCGAGGGGTACAACCTCCTGACGGGCGACATCTACGATGCCGTGACCGAGGGCGAGCTGGCGCAGCCCGCCGCCCAGAAGCTCGGGCAGTACTTCCTGTACAAGGTCGAGCACGTCCTCTTCCCGGCCATCAGGGGGCTCAAGGCCCCCCCTGCAACCCCAGGGCCTTCCCCGGCATCAAAAGCCTAGGTATTATATAAGTGGAGGTGCTTATGAACAAGGCACTTTTGTCTGTAGCTCTTTCGTCCCTGCTTCTCTGCCTGCCCGCCCTCGCCCAGCACCATGGGGGAGGGGGAGGGATGGGCGGGGGAGGAGGCAGGTCTGCCGCCCCGCAGGCCGCCTCCAGGCCCGCTACCCATGCCCAGGCACCAGCCAGGGCAGAAGGACGCGCCCAGGGGCATCCTGGCGCTGCTGCGGGGCATCCTAGCATGTCCCCTGGTGTCTCCAGGTATGGATATGGTCGGGGCGGCCGGGGCTATAGCGGCTATGGCCGGACTCCCGCCTACCGGGGGGGCTATAACGGCCACCTGGGCAGGGCGCACCCGTTCGTCCCCTACTTCCGGGGAGGGCACGGGTGGGGGCACGGGTGGGGGCACGGATGGGGCCATAACGGCTACCCGTGGTTCTGGTTCGGGGGGTTCTACTGGGGGTTTGACTTCTGGCCCTACGGCTACCCCTACTACTGGGGCTACTCGGACCCGATATACATCGAGGTTGACAACGATGACGGCTGCTACTATGCCTACGATGACCTGCACCCCGGCCAGAAGGCCAAGGTGGCCCCGCAGGAGAGCACGGGGACGGTGGTCATCAGCGGCGGGGTAAAGGGAGACCAAGTCCTGGTGGACAAGGCGCTTGCGGGCTACATCGGGGAGCTTGGTACATTCTCCCTCCCGGCAGGCCCCCACACCCTTGAGGTCAAGGGGAAGGGGCCATACCTGGGGGAGGACATAATGGTCATTGCAGGGCACGAGCTTGACATCGACGTGCCTACGCCCTAGCCCGGAGGGTCGGGGATACGCTCCCCGATGATAATCTCGAAGCCGCCGAACCTTACGCCGTTCCTGACCCACGGGTACCATATGACTGACGGGTCATAGAGCGCAGGGCAGGGCCGGTTCGTGGGCCCGTCCCGTGGCAGCCTCGTCCAGTAGTACTTCCCTATCTCGTAGGTCCCGGCCTTTCCTGCGCCCATTAGCTCCTCCAGCTCCTCTATCCTTGCGTCAAGCTGGCACCTCCAGCACAGCGGGGAGCGCAGGGGCCTATGCTCCGTGCAGACCATGGCCAGGTGGGCGGCTATAACCCTTCTGCATTTCGCCCGTATTACCTCTGTCTCGGTCATCCAGCCCTCAAATCCCGCTGCCGTCCCGCTGGTCCGGCAGCCTCTCAAGGAAGTGCCGCACGATGTACCTGAGCGCTGCGGCGGCGATGATGGCCTTCCGGTCTGCCTCCTGGCTCTGCTCCATGGCACGGTGGACATTGTAGGGGCAGTTGTTCCAGCCGTAGTAGTCGTCCTCCTTCATCTTTTGCAGCCAGTCCTGCTCGCCAGCCCGCTCGGACACCATGTGGGCGGAGGCATTGATGGCCTTCACGTGGAGGTCGCGCTCGTAGGAGCTGAACAGGTCGTAGATGTACTGCGCCAGCTCTGCCACCGTGATGTTGAGTTCCCCACGCCCCGTGTAGATGTTGGTCAGCATAGCCCCCTGCTACCCGTTGATGGGCTCCAGGCCCGTCCGGGGGTCCACCAGCGTGGCCGGGACGCCGTCCACGGTGACCTGCCGCACGGACGCCCCCTGCTGCTTGCCCCGCCCCGGCTCCTGCTGCTCCAGGGAGCGCCGGACGCCGTCCACGGGGAGGCAGAACACCTTGCCGTCCTTGACACGCTTCGCCAGGATGGGGAACCGTGTCGCCTTGGGGCGGATTCCGGTAAGGGTGTACCTCTCGAAGCTGAAGGTGATGGTCTTGCCAAGGTCGCCCGCCTGGAGGTCGTAGAGGCTGGCGTAGGTCTTGAAGTCGTCCGCCTCCTTGCTGTTCACCACGCCGTCCCGGTTGACCGTGCTGCACTCGATCTTGAGGGTCAGGTGCCCGCTCGTGTAGGTCCCCCGCCCCGCCTTGATTACGATTCCGTGCCTGGCCGCTACCGCCAGCAGCGCTGCCTCGATGTCCTTGCTGAGGACGCGGCATGACATCCTGTCGAAGCCCATGATAGCCATAGTGTTACCTCTCCTGGTCTTGGTTTAGCCTTGCCGCCCTGCTCTCCGATATCCCTGCCCTGCCCTGCGGGTGCTCCCCGAGGGGCCTCCCGCAGTGGGCGCATCCTGGCCCCGTGTAGGTGGGGTTCTCGGTATAGGGGTGGTTCTCCGGCCTGAGGAACTCTTTGCTGTCCATCGGTTATAGTATACACCGTCCTACACGGTGCTAGGCAGGGATTCTGTGCCCTTAAAGGGCTCAAAGGTGATGCAGCCCCCACCGTCCCGCCTCTGGTATACCTGATATCCCCGCTCCTTTTGCGACTGTACTGAGTACTCCCCGAAGGCAGGGAGCGATTCCCAATGGTCGCTCTTATTGTTGCCGAGGATAAGCTGGCAGGCAAGGCACATAGGGTAGTCATACCCGTCTGTCGCAACATTCATCCGTTTCCCCTGGGCACGTGTCAGCCCGAAGTGGCTGTGCTCGGGGATATTCTGGACGAAGCGGTTCCCCATGAATAGGGCGTAGACTATGCCGAAGGGGTTGCGGCAGGCAGAGCACTTTTCATCGGAGGCCTGTATCGCCTCCAGGAAGGAAATCCTTGATTTGGCTTGGCGTGGTAGGCCTGTCGGCTGGGGAGGCCTGGTCTCCTGCCGCTGGCCCTTCCCAGCCCGGATTGCTGCGGGAAAGCAGCGGAGGGCAAGGGCCTTTAGCTCCGCAGTCATCCTTTTTGGCTGGGTAGCGATGGCAGCAAGGGCGTCTGGAACCCTCCTAAGAATAGCCTCACGGGTTTCCCTAGATGCCAGGCTCAAGGTAACCCTGCTGTTATGGTTTGCCGCAAGGCTGGCGGTAAGGGCCTGCGCCTCGGGATGCCCTGGGTTTTCTCTTATCCAGTCCCGTGTGGCGGCGGCAATCTGCTGCTTTGCCCTGCTGAACTCTAGGCAGCTTGTCTCGTACTCAGCAGACGGGACCAGTGCTAGGATTGCCTTGCGGGTTTCTGTGGAAAGCCCCCCTAGGGGAATTCGGCTGTTATGGTTGGCGGCAAGTTTGGCAAAGACGTTGGCTACTTCGGGGTGATTCAGGTTATCTCTCACCCATCGGCGGGCCGCAGTTGCACGCTGTTGCGAGGCCCTGCTAAAGTCTAACCTTGCCTTACTGAGTGTTGGTCATGCACCCTAATACCGCTCAGGCAGGGGTCCTGCTGCGCCTCACCACCGTGACCTTAAGGGGGCCGTCCACCGATACCCCCTTCTTGCTGCGTGCCGCCTTGCCTGCCTGGAATGCCAGGGCCTTCATGTTCACCTCTACCCTGACGGTAAAGTTCTCCTTGCCGTCCGGCACGGAGATATTGCCCAGCCCGTCCTTGCACTTCTCTGCCCGGAAGACGTCACGCACGTACTCAAGGCTCTCGAATACGACCATCGCGCCCCTCCTGGAATATATTGTGGGCCTCGTTGAAGGAGATGACCTGGAGCAGCCCGTCGTCCCACCGGACCTCGAACGCCGCCCAGTAGACCTTGGCCACCCTTCCTGCGGACAGGGCGCTGTCGCCGATCTGGTACACGACCTTGTCCCCTGCCTTCAAGCTCCTGGCCTCATTCTCGTCCATAGGGGTAGTATACACCGTTCTACACGGGCTCGGGCAGGGATTCCAGGTCCCCCTGCAAGGCCACCCTGGCCGCCGGGCCGTAGTAGTTCCTCACCAGGCTCCCCACCGCCTCGTGTACCGACATGTGCCAGGAGAAGTACCCGTCCTGCCCCTCCTGGAGCAGCGCCACCAGGCGCTCGGCGTCCCTGAGCATGCCCTTCCTGCGGTCGTCCTCCATCAGTCCCTCCTCGGGAAGTCCGCCTCGAAGTCCCGGTCGTTGATGTCGTGGTAAAGCTCCCACACCTGGCCCTTTACCTCCTTGTCCCAGTCCAGGGCCTTGAAGTTCGTCTCCGGCCTGGGGGCCTCCAGGAGCCCGACCAGGGTCCTGGCGTGCCTGAGCATGGACTCCCTGCGGGTCCCAGCCCTCAGCGATTTCTCGTCCATCATGCCCTCCCTCTACCAGCGCCTTGCCAGCTCGATGACGACCGCCAGGGCCAGCAGCACCCCTACCTCCCAGCGGTGGAACAGGTGGGACGCCACGATGCAGAACGCCACGAAGGCCACTGTCCCCACCAGCGCGGACTCCACCCTGCTCTTGAGCGACTTGAAATGGGCCGGTACCACTACCTTGTCGTCTATCATAGCGCTATCCTCCTAGCGTTGATGCGGCCCGCCTGTGCAGTAGCACATGGCCTTGCCGCTCGCCTTCGCCTTCCTCAGGCGCTCCTCCCTGCGGGCCTCGGCGGCTATCTGGTTAGCCCGGTTCCACATCTGCGCCCAGGATATGCTTACCTCGTGCCTGCACCCCTTGGGGCGCAGCCTCAGCCCCCATGCCTCCACGTGGGCCACCAGGAGGCGCTTCCCCACGAGGAGCGGCGTCTCCAGGCACAGCCTGGTCTTGCGCCTCAGTATGCTGGTCATCGGCCCTCCCTATTCTATGGTCATCACCACGAAGCCCTTGTCCTCCAGCATCACGGTCACTACCGTGCCGGGGGGAAGGGGGCCTGTACAGTGCCATACGGACGCATGGCAGTGCCCCTTGGGGAATGCCATGGCCCTGAACCACGTCGTCCCCCTGTCGTCCGTGACGCTCGCTATGGGGAGACGGCTCCTGAACACCAGGACAGTCGCATCCTGCGGCCCCTGGTGCTTCCACCACTCGACCTTTACCCCTGCCCCGGTGTCCTGCATGTGCCCCCAGGACACGAGGCGGTTGCCGTTGCTAGGCATGCCTGCGGTCCCCCGGCGCGTCCCCTGGGAGGTATGCCTCCAGGTCCTTGACCATCTGCACGACAGTGTTGCACATGTCGATGTCGAACCACCCCTCCTCCGGCACGGGCCGGACGGAGTAGCTGCGCAGCTTGCCGGACATCTTGAGGCGCTCCAGGCCCGCCGTGAACTCCTGGTACTCGTCGTAGTTGAGCATGGCCCCGAACACCCGCTCCTCGTCCGCCATGGCGACCTTCGCCCTGGAGCCGAGCAGCAGCCTCGTCTCGAAGAGGCAGATGTCGTCCGTCACCCTCATGGCCTCCAGGACAAGCTCGTCCATCCCCTGCCGTCCCCCCGCGAAGGGGAACTTCGCCTTGCCGTCGCTGCCTGCCTTGTCCATCTTGCCCTCCCTCGCTGCCTAGTGCCTGATGTAGTAGTCGGCTAGGATGATAACCACACCGAGAAGCAGTATGCCCCCGATTACCAGGGCGGCGTAGCCCATTGTTGTCCTCCCTCAGTACCAGTCGTACGTCAGCTCGTTGACCAGCTTCTTTATCTCCCCGCCGATAACGGCCGCCAGGGCAGGGGAGATAATCTCGCCCTCGGGGTAGTCCTGCCCGTTTGCCAGCCTGTAGAGCCGCTTGATGATGCGGATGGTCGTGGCATCGACGTACTCCTCCCACTCCGGCTCGAACCCGTCGCTCGGCTTGCGCACGTCTATCCACCTCATGCCCTCGCCGATGGTGCCGGTCACCATGTCTGTCCTTTTGAGCACGCCGCACCTTGCCGTCCCGCACGGCACGCAGTTGAACTCGCTATGGGGGTGCTGCCTTTTCTTAGCTGCCATGCCTCATCTCCCACAGGCCCTTCGCCTGTACTGCCCTGATGGTGCGCCTGAGCGCCTCTGCCTCGCTGCGCCCCCTGCGCCGGACCCTTACCCCGTGGTAGGGGGCCTTGGGGTCGGGGTGCGGGGTCAGCTCTGCCTCCGCCGCCCACCGCCAGCACCTTCCCCACCTGGGCAGGCGCTCCGTGCTCAGCACCAGGCGCTTGCCCCCCCGCCGCAGCCGGGCACGCTCCCCCATCGCGTGGCGGTACCTCATAGCCTCTCCGTCATCTCGAACACGCACAGGGCCTCATCGAGGCCGCAGTCGCAGTCCCAGGGAGGAGAGCGGAAGCCCCGCCTTTTGCTGCAAGTCGGCGTGTGCATCGCCCAGTCCTTGAGCTTCACTGCCGCCGCCAGCCTGCTGCGCAGCTTCCCGTTCTCGTCCTCAGTGCTTCCCCTTGCCGACCTGCACGGCCCCGGCCTGCTCATAGTGCGCTTCCTCCAGCCTCTCGGCGCATGCCCTTGCCGACCCTGCCGAGCGGAAGCAGACCACGCCCCCCTCGCTCCCTGTCGGCGTGTAGCGGCTCCCGTCCCTGTACAGCCAGTATACCCTCAGGCCGAGGATGGGGCCCTTGACCATCCACCTGCTCCTCCCCCTGGTGGATGTCCATCCCCACGGGTTCTTCCTCCAGCCGAGCCTCTTCCGGCGCTCCCGGTAGCGCCGGTAGCACTCGGGGCAGTCCAGCCCCGGCTCGAACCAGTCCCGCAGCCAGGGCATCCGCCCCGTCCCCTTGCCGCACAGGGTGCTGCTCTCCCCGGACGCCACCAGGTGCCCGGACCTGCCGCCCGTGCTGACCACGGCATAGTGAAGTAGGTCTACTTCTTCTCTTGCTTTAGCCATTCCCTGTACTCCAGGTCGTACTTGTGGCAGGCATCGCTACAGTAGGCCTTGTCCCCCTTCACCGTGTTGATGCCGCAGTAAAGGCATACCCGCACTTCCTTCCTGCGCTTCTTCTCTTTCTTCTCTGGTCTCACGTTGCCTCCGTTATGTGGCCTCCGGCTCTACCTCGGCCTCGTCCTCTATGAACTCGGCGAGCCTGTCCACGGCGTCCTCAAGCGTCCCGAACCCGATAGTGTCCCCCGGCACCGCCATGTAGAGCCTGTGCAGGCGGCTGAGAATCTCGTTGGCCTCGTTGTAGTGCTCCCGGCTGATGGGCCTCTCCATTACAGGGCCTCCTGGTAGATGTCGATGAAGGTGGGCTGCGAGGGGGCATCGGTGCTGCCGCTCCAGCCCAGGGCAACGGCGAACGCCACGATCTTGGGGAAGGACGCGGCGTGCCGCCTGCCCTTCCTGTCCAGCCTGTGCATCAGCGCCAGCGGCAGGGCACGGTGGTCCTTGAACACCATCCTGCCCGTCAGGGAGTTGTAGGCCACCCATCCTGGGAGCATCCAGAAGCACTGGTGGGCGCAGACGCCGCTTCCAGGGGCCATCTCACGGGTGCAGCCGCACACGGCGCAGCGGGGCTGCCCTACGCCCCTCTGCCCGACCGCCTTGACCGTGTAGCGCTGCGATTGGCTCATAGCTCCTCGCTGCAAAGGCAGGGGGTCCCGCCGAAGAGCCGGAGGCCACATAACGGACGGATAGCCCTCTTGGCCTTCTTCCTCCGTGGCTTCCGCTTCTTGCCAGGGCATCCCAGGAGGTCCTCTTCCTTCCAGACCATCGTCTCGTGGAAGCATCCCAGGAAGTCGATCTTGACGACCTTTCCCTTCCTCTTGAAGCCAGCGAAGAGGGCGTTCTGGATGCGGACGAACTCCGACATGGTCATCATCCGCTCCCCACGGACGCTTACCAGGAGGTCCTGGGTATCCTTGCCTTCCAGCCTTACCCTGAATGCCCTTATTGCCATCGGTAGCTCCCCCTGGCACTACTATACACCAGGATACATCCTTCCCTGTCAGGATTCTGCCTCGCTTCCATATAGTTACCCTTCAAGCGCCACCCGCCCTTCCACGCTGATTCTGAAAGCCCCGGAAAAAATTGAATTAGTTGACACGAAACAACCCATACCTTTTACGCTGGCCAATCAGGGCTGCTGGCAGGATTCTAGGGTAGGTCCAGGCTGGTAGGGGCAGGGTCCAGGCCCGTGTAGCCGTCATCGAGGGGCTGCGGGGTCCCGCCCAGGAAGGCGTCCACGGTGTCGTCCAGGGAGCCGTGGTGCCTGAAGCGCTCGGGGAATATCCCCTTGTACCTCTCCCGCTCCTCCTGGGTATAGCTCTTCCACCGCCTCATGAAGTCGTCGAAGTCCGTGGGGGGCGGCTCCTGCCTTATCCCCCACCACTCTTTCAGGTTGACCTGCCTCGGCAGGCCTTCCTCGGGCTTGGCGGGCTTGGGGTTCACCCTCTCAATCTCGGTCCCCACGGTCATGATGTACTGCCCTCTCCCGAAGATAGTGAACGACGTCCCGAACTCCAGGTACCAGCCCTGCGGGGACTCGGCCTCGTCAGGGACAGTCCTCGGGGTCCTCAGCCACCTGTCAAGCTCCTGCTGCATGGTGTACTGGAAACGGCGCTTGTTCATGCTCTTGTCAAGGTGCGCCCTTACGTCGGCAGGGTATTTCCTCAGGTCGGTTTCTAGGTTAATCACTGACATCGAAGGTGAGTTCTACTATGAACCTTGTGACGGCAAGACTCTCCGGGGAATCCTCGGCATAGCTGTCACGCAACTGGAAGAGGGCCTTTGCCTTCTCGGCCTTGGTGGTGTTCTTGTCAGAGGCAATCCTGGCTGCCTTCTTCTCGGCGGCGGTCTTGCTGATGTCTGCCATGGTGTCTCCCTCCACCTATATAATACATCAAAAAGCTGCTTTCCCGGAGGGATTCTACACGTGGATACACGCCGTTATGGCTTTTTCTCTGCGGGCTTATCCGGCTTCCTCTCAGGCACTTCCGCCTCTTCCCCCCGCCTGTAGCACTTCGGGCAGCGCTCCAGCCTTGCGATGCTGCTCCCGCAGCCGGGGCAGACGCTCCCTATCGAGTATGGCATGCTTGCCTCCCCTCAGTCGTACCAGCACCGTGCATAGCTCTCCGATGCCTCGAACTCGTCGGCCCTGCCGAAGGCCTTATAGAAGGCCAGCTTCTCCCTTGCCCCTATCCGCCCCGCCTTCTCCAGGCCCTCGACGGAGACGCGCATGTCCTCCCTCTCCGGGGAGACCGCGTAGCCGTGCGCCGTCCAGGAGGGGTGCTTGCGCAGGAACTCCAGGAAGGCGGTATTGCCAGGGCAGTCGTTCCATGGCTCCCCGTTGGCGAACCCCAGGCGGGTCAGCCTCTCCAGCGCCTTCAGGGTCAGCCCCTTGAAGCTGCGCACGCCCCCGATGCCGCTGCTGCTGTACCCGAGGCGCTGCTTGTAGTAGGCATCGGACTTGGCGAAGAAGGGGGCCAGTATCAGGTCCCTCTTGGCCGGCGGCGGGGTTAGGCGCTTCCTCACCTGCCTGTCCAGGGCGGCCTCCCATGCTACCCCTGCCTTGACCAGCCTCTCTGTCTGCGGCATGTTGAACTGGTAGGTGTCCATGTCGGGCAGGGCCAGCACGCCGTGTGTCAGGACGCAGCGCTCGCACTGGCGGGCACACCACTTGTTCATCTTCTCTGCCGTCTTCGGCCTCCAGGGGGGCTTGGCGTCCCCCCCCTCGTAGGTACGGGGGTCGGCAGGGGCCTTACCCAGGAGGCGGTCCGGGATGTAGGCGTGGTTGTCGGGGTCCGTCTCCTCGTCCCTCCTGAGGAACAACGGGGGGTCCTCGTCCCCTACCTCCTGTATATCGCCTGGGGTGCCGATGCCGACAAGGCTCCCCCCGGAGTCGAAGTACACGCGGGGGCGGCACTGGATGCCCCAGGCCTTGCGGCAGTTGTTGTCGCACCCTATCCTTGCGTCCTGCCCGAAGTAGACGATATGCTTGTCAATCACGGGGCCTCCCACATACTAGCGCTCCTGGTTCCACCACTTCCAGATGCCCGTGCCGTAGACGGCTGTCAAGACCGCCTCGAAGCACCAGTGGTCGCTGTCGCCATCGTCCCGTTTCTCGGCGTGCTGCTGGACCATCTCCCTTGCCAGCTTCACGATGCCGTCCATGTTCGGCCTGAGGAGCGGCTCCGGGGGCTTATCCGCCTCCTGCTTCCGCCGCTCCAGCTCGGCCTTTAGCTCTGCATCGCTTACCCCTACCAGACGTCCGTTTCTTGCCATGATATCTGCCTCCCTATTCAGGCTTCGGGGGCCTCGCCAGCTCCTCCCGTATCCTCAGCGCCAGGACGGCGCACCGCCCGGACTCCTGCTCGTTGAAGGCCTCCTGTATGGTGCTCCACCCGCCGCTGTGCAGCGTGTCGTTCCAGGCCTTCAGCTCCAGCGAGAGCCTCTCCAGCTTCCTCGCTGTCTCCTCCATCAGTTCCCTCATGCTGTCTCCTTCCTCCGCTCGGCCTCCTGCCTGGCAAGCTGCTCCATGGCCATGTGCTCGCCCCCGCAGGTCCAGTTTGTCCAGCAGGCCCGGCAGCTCGGTAGGAATACCTTCTCCATCCGCAGCCGGATAGCCTCAAGCTCCTCGAACCCCCACCACAGGTAGCCCATGGGCCACGCCCCGAACTCGCAGAACGTCACCCTGCCGTCCTCCAGCACTGTCATCGACCTCCTGGACCGGTGGGCGGCACAGTAGGCGGAGAACATGGTAAGAACCGGGTCGCCGAGGTAGTTGTCGTACGCCCGGCCAACAGGGGCGATGGCCCGTGCCTCCTCCTCCGGGTCCTTGGTGGCGGTAAACCCCCAGTCGTCGTCGAACCTGACCTGGGACTTGAGCCACCCCATGGCCCTGTCGCCTACCCCTGCCGGGTGCATGCGGTCACGGCTTATGCCGAGGTAGACAGGGGGGCCTCCGCCTGCCAGCCCGCGCACGGCGCTGACCAGCCTCTCCCTTGCCTTCTTGTTGTTGACCCACCAGCCGTTGGTCACGATGCGCAGGGGGACGAAGTGGAGGGCGTCCAGGAGCCCCTCGTAGTCGGGCAGGAGGGTGACCTCGCCGCCCATGACGTTCAGCCAGGCCACCTGGCCCTCGAAGCACGGGCGCACCTGCCTGGCGATGCCCAGGGGCATCACGTCGGTCCGCCTGAGGCCAGCCGCACCCTGGGCATACGCCGAGGCGGGCAGCAGGGGCCTTCCTCTTCTTCCTGGCGGGGGCCTTCTTCCTCACTCG